AGCCCGCATTTGCATGTCCATGTATACTTTCCGTCCTTCTCTTCGCACTTGTGCTGCCAGAGATTGCAGCCACAGGTTCGGCAGTTCGCCGGGTTGACCATGCGTTCATCGTGGGCTATGCGGGCTGTTTTGAAAATGGGCCATCGGTACTATTTTTCGTAGGGTTAAAGCCTGATACGATGCAAGAGTGTTCAACACAACGGAAGGACTGCACCCGACATGTTCAAGTTGTTCGTAATCTCCATCGCACCCGAAGACCGCAACCGGATTGACCGTCTGCTCGACTATCTCGATGGCACGACGCAAGCGGCAATCGACCAACTCACGGAGCGACTCAAGAAGGCGGACGACAAACTGGCGGAAGTGGTCGCCGACCTTAAGGAGAAGCACTAAATGTTAGACCTGTCCCAATTGCAAGCAGAGATCGAGCGCAACGAGCAAGCGGATTCGTCCGCGATTCAGCTCATGCGCGCACTGGCCGCCGAAGTCGAGGCGTCCAAAAATGACCCGGTAGCTCTTCAGGCGTTTGTCGACCGCCTGCGGCTCTCCACCGACGCGCTGGCCGCGGCCGTCGTGACCAACACCCCTTCGGCTCCCGGCCCCACGCCGACGCCCGACCCCACGCCGCAACCGTAGCGCGGTAAAGAAGGCGGACGCGCTTTTCCTGGCGCGTTCGCCTCTCTTGCGGCCGGCGTCGCTACGTGGTCGCTCTCGCGCTCCGCGCCTTACAAGGGAATGCTCGCGAGCTTGCAGCGAAGGACGCCGACCGGAAGGAACCAACACCCGATGAAACTTACCGTATTTCTCCACAAAGACCGCACGAATCCCGGCGTCATCATACTCACCGACGGCGCAAACATCGCATGGCGAGCCCCTTGCTATGGCAAGAGCGACAACACGCGCGCGAAGGAAGCCGGCAATCCCGAGCGAAACCCGCTGCGGCCGTTCGGCGACATTCCCGCCGGCGAATGGAAGGGCCGCATCGTTCCCGCGAGCGGGCCTGGGCGAGTCTATGGACCGCACAAGCGCATTCTGCTGACCGCGGTTTCCGGCGACGCGCTGATTGCGATGTCCCCGAAGAACAAAGACGGCGACGGCGACCGCTACAATATCCTGATCCACGGCGGCGCGCTCAACGCTGCCGGCTGGTTCCGCCCGACATACGGCTGCCTGCGTCTCACCGATGACGACGAGAAGGAACTTATCTCCTGGCTGGAAACGGCCGGCATCGGCGAGCTTCCCATTCAGATTATCGAGCTGCCTCTCTAACGAGCCGGTCGTGTCTCGTCGACTTGTCGGGCAACGGCACGAGGCTTAACCGCCCCGACGCACAAAATGAACCGCCGGTACTATTGCGCGAAGCAAGCCGGCGGTTTACTGTTTCTGCATGGACTCACTCACACAGCAAGCCGAACGCATCTTCATGACCCGCGGCATGATTGACGCGATGCACCTTTGCAACGAAGCCGGCATACCGAAGGAAGCCGCGCGCAAGGGCCAAGCGATCGCAGAACACCGGCGCGAGGTCGAGTCAATCCTTCGCGGCATCTATGGCGATCCTGCCTTCGGTAGCTGGCCTGAACGCGCGGCCGCCGAGCGGACGAAGATGCTCGCACAACGAGGCGTATTGTGATGATTGACGACGGCCGCGACTACAGCTTCGACGAAGAACACGACATGCCGGAGTATACTCCGTGTGCCGTGAAGACCTGCCGAGCCACGAGCGAAGACGAAGAGCTGCACAAGTGCGAGGGCTGCAACAAGATGTTCTGCGAGGGCTGCTGCATCATGACGCTCGACGGCATCGTGCTTTGCGCTGGCTGCCTTGAGGCGAACGGATGAAGGTCCGCTTCAAAGACGAAACCCGGAAGACCTCTGTCTACTTCGACGAGTGGCTAGAGTCGCTGCCACACGTCGGGGACCATGTTAGTTTCTACGTCGACGACGTGCTCGCGGCCGGCAAGGTCTTCTCGGTGAGCTATACATTCACAAAAGAAGGCCAGAAGATCAAGCGACCTATGCAAGCGGAGGTATCGCTGATATGAACAAACCGGAACGCTGCGTTCCTCGGCGCGATGGCGTCGACAGCGACGGCGACACCGTCTGGCGCTGCCTCCACTGCTGCGGCTGGAGCGGAAGCCGGCGCTCGCTACTGCTCAATACGTGTGTGCAGTCCTCGAAGAAGTTCCGCCTGGGCGACCGCGTTTGTTACCGCGGCGACATCTCGCGCATCGGCAAGATATGGGAGCTTCGCAATAGCGGCCGCGCGTCCGTCCACTGGGACGACGACAAGCCGGCGATCCATGTCGGCGACGCGAACAACTACAACGTAAAGCATTACAAGTTGGAGAACCTGCGCCATGCAATGTAGGAGCTGCGGCGCGCCGATCACGTGGACCCGCAACGCCAACAACAAGGCGGTTCCGCTGAACGCTGCCGGCGAGAATCACTTCATCGACTGCCCTGGTCGCGACAATCACCGCGCGAAGCGGCCGCCGGCGAAGCCGAAGCCACCGAAGCCTGAGCAAACAACACTCTTCGCCGAGCCCGACGACGCGGAAGCGTTCGTTTCCGGCGGCACCCCGAAGTTCATCCCATCATGGAAAAAATAACAAATGAGGCTCCTGTGACGCACACGCTCAAATGCTGGCCGGAGTACTTTGCTGCCGTCAAGAACGGCACGAAGACGTTCGAGATTCGCCGCGACGACCGCGGGTTCAAGGTCGGCGACATCCTGGTTCTGCAAGAGTGGGAATCTCCAGCGGACGGAAGAGCGAGCAAATACCTTGGAACCAAAGTTCGCGTCGAGGTCACGTACATTACCCACTTCCCCGACGGCCTCCGCCCTGGCTACGTCGCGATGGGGATTCACAAGCTACTATGAGCATTCCGCGCGAGAAGTACTTCATCAAGACACGCAAGCCGGGAGTCTACACGCCGAGCGAGGCGAGCATTCAAGCCACATGTACCGAGCTGCTCGTCCTCGACGACTGGCGGCATCTTCGGACGGACCCGGTCAGCGACCGGGCGACCGTGGGCGCGATCCGCGCGGCGCTGGCGAAGGCTGGCCTACTCATACCGGCCGTCGCGAAGCTGCTCAACGCGCGCGGCAAGGGTTTCGGTGAGCCTGGGATGGCCGACGACCTGTTCATTCGCTACACGAACATGACCGGGCATCAGGACGCCGAGGTCCTATGGGTTGAGTTCAAGAGCCTGCATGGGAAGCCGAAACCGGAGCAATTGCAGTGGGCGACCACCGAACGCGCGCGCGGCGCGATGGTGTGGGTTGCAACGGTTGACTTCGAGCCTACAATAGAGGGATTCCGCGAGAAGTACGCGAAGAGCGGACTCGCACGGAAAATACGATAGAAGGAACATCACCCGATGCCAAAGACGATAACGCTCGAAGGGGCGTATCTCAACTCCGGCCACATGGCCCTAGACAAGAAGAAGGGCGCGAAGACTGTCTCGCTGAACTTCACGATGAAGTGGACGGCGCGCGTCGCGAACGCGCTCGGCTGGACCGCTCCAGCGGAAGGACAAGAGTCCGTTCAGCTCCAAGGCGGCATGGCCGCGCACACGATGACGTTCGAGGCCGGCGGCAAGACCTTCAACCTGGGGTCTGGCCTGTTCGAGCAATTCAAGGTCATCCGAATTGAGTCGGAAGGGAAGCGGCCGAAGTTCGAGCTGCGCGGTCAGTATACGACGCACCTACCGGGCATCGCTGCCATCGCCGAGAAGTACGCCGATACCACGTCGCGCGCGCAAGGCGACCTGCACATCGAATACGACAAGATCGAAACCGAAAGCGAAGACTCCAGCGAGCCGAAGCAAGGCGAGCTGGTCGACATGAGCTAGGGCCGTTATGCTGCGACATCCTCCCCCGTCGCTGCCGTTCACCGTGGACCTTGCACGTGAGCTACTCGCTCACTGCAAGGCGCACGGCCTCCGCCTCCGCGTCGACGCGGAGAAAATCTACATCCACGATCCAGACCGTGACGTTTGGAAGCGCTACACCGTTCGGCAAGCGCTCGACCTGCTCGCCGGCAAAGACGTTTACAAGAATCCAGTCGCCCCGCCCGACACCCCGCAACGACAGAAGCGCAACCGCGGCGGCCAACCTCGCCTACATCAGCACAAGCCGCCGAAGGCGTGGGAGCTGCGTCGATCCGAGTACTTGCGCGAGACGGGCCGCCTGGGTTAAGATCATCCCTGTTCGGTAGGCATACCGGACCCTCGCCGCAATCGAGGAATCCTGAGGCGCGGGCTGCTGACTACAGACGGCCGCCCGCGTTTCAATCTGTAGAGGAGCTGCACCGTTGAAGACGCTCGAAGTCGTCCCCGCCCAAAGAGAACTTTTCCCCGCCTCAGAAGTCGCCGAGTGGCGTCCACCAAAGAAGCCTAAGCGGTTCGGACCATCCGACCTGCTCGCGCGCATCCGTTCGATGGCTGCGCGGCCGGCTGGCTGCTTCTGTTCCGTCGCCTATTTCGCGGCACAGTTCAAGAAGTCGCGCGCCACGATAGCGCGCTGGATCTCCCAACTCAAAGGCGCTGGCCTGATTCGAGTTATCCGACGCGGGCCGACCTCCGCCCGCTACGAAGTGATACCTCAAAATGAGATGTCTTCGGCCGCGCGTCCTTGTATTATCCCTTCGGGGTTTATTTCTACGAAAACACCTTCCCCGAAACCGCCAAGCCCCGAAGCCGAAGCCCGCGACGCTGCGGCCTGGGAAGAGCGACAGCGGCTTGACCGTGCCATCGAGCTATACAGGCGCACCGGGCGCGCCGTGGACTGGCGGACGGCATGAGCGTCGACCGGCGGTTCGCAAACACACAGGCGCGGCGGCTGCGCTTCTGCAAGTACTTCGTTCAGGCCGACGGCGAGGAGTACTTCGCCGAGATTACGAGCGCGCTCATGCGCGCGAAGAACGACGTTGTCGCGGCTATGGTCATCGACGAGTGGCTTGTCGAGCAGACAGAGCGGCCGGCGCCGGCGGACATTCATCGACTCGTGCGGAAGCACAACGGCGTCGACGAAGAGCCGGTCTTCGACCTCGGGACGCCGCCGACCGAAGCCGAGATGGAGGAACATCGCGCATGGGTACGGGAGATGGAGAAGACGCTCGCCAAGCGAAAACTCGCTTGAGGAGCATGCCGCGGGCGATGATGCTCACGATTCTGGCCGACGCGCGGGCCGCGGTCATCGCGTCGGAATCCGGCGAGCTGCCGGCGAGGGTCATCGCGTGGCGCAAGTGGGGAGCCGCGGTACGATTGTGGAATATCTGGAGAGGGCTACAGAGTGAGACTGTTCATCGGTAACATCGACCACGGCGCGACGGAAGAGCGCCTTCGTGAGTGGCTGGAGAAGTGGGGCATCACTGTGATGAGCTTGACCTTCATCCGGCCGGAAACCGGCGGGCCGTATGCGTTCTGCAACGTGCCGAAGGAACAAGGCAAGAAGGCTATCACCATGCTCGACGGGAAGGTCTTCAGCGGCCGCAAGGTCGGCGTGAGAGAATCGGCGCGATGACCTACGGCGCGCGCGTTCAGTTGAGCTTGTCTGGAATACGCGAGCTGGCCGAGCACTTCATCGACCCCGTGACCCGCATTCCTCACGATCCGCGCACGATCCGCGGGACGTTCGTCGCCCGCTGCAATACGCCCTGGCTCGTCATGGTCGACATCGACGGCACCGACCGCGCTCGCGCGTTCCACGAGTCCTACTGGGAGCTGGCCGAATGAGGTCAGCGAAGGCGCGAGCGGCCGCCAAGAAGCACAAGAAGCGGCCGCCTTCCGCCCTCCGCCCGTTCAGCCGGCGGACCCGCAATGTCGACCAAGACGGGCTCGACTTCATGGAGTTCGTCAAGGGCTATCCCTGCGCGGCCTGTTATTTCCTAGAATATCGGGAGGGGCTGCCGGCGCGCGTCGGCGTGAGCGAGTTCGCTCACTACGGCGGCAACTCAGCGGCAAAGGCCCCAAACTTGCGAGGACTACCGCTATGCAGGCAACACCACCAAGACGGCCTCTTCTCTCAAGAATCGCTAAAGAAACGATTCGGCGCTTACTGGGGAATCGACGTAGAGGCGATCATCGGCCGGCTTCAGGCTGCATTCTTTGCCGGACGGTAGCGCCAACGGGGTACAATTTCCCCATGAGCGAATTTACCTGGGAGCGGTTCTGGACATCCATAGTTGCGACGTTTCTCATGAAGTGGGCCGCGATTCCGCCGGCAGTTGGGCCGATGGTGTTCCTCATGTTCACCGACCTACTGTTCGGAGCCGGACTCGCATTGCAGCAAGGATCATACGAGAATCGGAAGCTCTGCGTAGGCATCATGCGAAAGGTCGCCGTGTTCTTCATCCTCGGCGCGCTATCGGCCGTGACGCAAGAAGCCTTCAAGCTCTCCTGGGACCCGGCCGAGTACTTCGTGCGCGCCGTGACCATCTACGAGTTCCTGAGCTGCGCGTCGAAGTACCGACAGATTGGCGGCCCTGGCGCACCGTGGATAGACCGCTTCGCGAAGCTCGTCGAAAGCTGGTTCCAGAGTCGCTCCTTCCCAACGCAAGAGCAAATTAACTCCGCCCTGAAGCACAGCAAAGAAGCCGGGGACCGCGGTAGACTGTAGGGCATGATACATGCCTCCTGCCGCCAGAACTTCACTTCGACGACCTTCCTAGCCCCGTTGCAGTTGCGTATCAGCGACACCGGCGAGGCGATCACAAAGGGCCAGCTACAGGACATGCTTGCCGGCCGGCAGGTCGACATCTTCGTCCACGGATACCGCAACGAGTTTGAGGGCGCGGCCAACGCCTACAACACCCTTTCTACTCAGCTCGACGGCAAAGGCATGACCGACAGCGCACGCATTGGCTTCTTCTGGCCTGGGTCCTGGGCGCGCGTCGGCTTCTCGATGGCAGTCGCTCGCGCGAAGCGTGCCGGCTTGGAGCTGGCGGAGCTGATCGACTACCTGAAGCTCGCCGGCTGCAAGGTTACGGTCGAGACTCATAGCCTGGGCGCTCGCGTCGCCCTGTGCGCGCTGAAGGAAGGGCCTTCCGTCGATTGCCTGATCCTTACCGCGCCGGCCGTCGATTACGACTCGCTCGCACTCAGCGGCGAGTTCCAGAATGCCGTGTACAAGGCGGGCAAGTTCACCGTCATGCACTCGAAGCGTGACAGCGTCCTGAAGTTCGCGTACCGCGCGCTGAACTGGTTCACGCCGGCGCTCGGGCTGGTCGGGCCGGAATCCCCGAAGCCGCTCCGCGTGGCCGTTCGCGACATGACCGCGGTCGTCGACAATCACGGAGCCTACAAGGACGTGGACGCCGTCTTCGATCCGTCTTACTGGCGCGCATAAAACACCGACGGCCGCCGAGGTTCACTACCCCGGCGGCCGCGTCTACTACCTTGCGTTGGTTGAATTACTGTACGCCAGTCGCACGCTTGAGCATCGCTTCGATGTTCGCCACGCGCGCGGCGGTTTCCTGGCCGATCCGCAACAGCTCCTTGTCGAGAGCCGAGAGCGGGCCGTACTTGCTTTCGATGTCGGCTTGACCTTGGACCACCGGCTCAAGCACTCCGGGCATGGTCGACGGCGCCCACACGAGAGACTCGCCGGGTAACAGCTTGACCGCGGGCCGAACCGATCCAGCCTTCGCCGGCAAAGGTTCGTTCGACTCAAGGCCGGCTTCGAGCTTGAAGTACCAGACCTTCGTATCGCTCGCGTAGGTCCAGACTCCCGGCGGAAGAGCCTTGTCTTCGGCGCGGTTCAGCGTGGCGTTCCACGTGGCGCGGAGGATGGCGGAGCCGGCGCGGTTGCGATGCGCGATCCGCTCGCCCGCGTTGTACTCGGTTCCGGCCATGTCGAAGAACTCCCAACAACGGCGCTTCTCGGCGGAGCCGTAGACGTAGCGGAACAAGAACAAGCCTTGGTTCTCGCGGAGCGACGACATCACGATTGCAGGGTTCGAGGTCCCCTTCGCCGCGACGTTCATCTCCTCCATGATGGCGATTGCCTCTTCGCGCGTGCTGAAGAGCACGTCGGCGCGCGGCTGGCCGTTCACCGTGACATCGACGGACGGCGGAGCCCACGAGACGGTGTAGGGCACGCAAGGGATGTTGACGAGCGTCGCGTCGCCGTCGAACACACCGAGGCCGACCTGATCGTTCGGGATGGTGTTGTACGGGCCGGGTTCGCCGAGGGCTTCCCAGTGGCGGACGGGTTTCGTCGGGTCCCAAGGTGCATGCCGGCCGGTCACAGCGGTATAGTGAGCGGCGTCGTTGTAAATCGGGAATTGAAGGCGTTCGAGAATCGGGATTTTGCTCATGTGCTTACTATACCTCCATCGAAACCACGACAGATATCGGGCTGTCAGCGAGGCCGCCGAACGGCGCTTGGGTCAAGCGAACCGCGGTTCCCTTCTCGGCAGCGTCGCGCATGGTCTTCAAGTAGGCGTCTTCGACCGGCGTTTGCGCGGTCAAGTGAATCTGGAGCGTTCCGTTTGAGTGAAGTTCTACTTTCATGCGTCGATTGTGCCGTTCGGACCTGTGACCGTCAATAGTACTGACGGTACATTCGGGTGATAGAATCGGCTCCGGCCTTCGGGTAGCATGGCTCATGTCCACTGCAACCAAGAAACCCGTCCTGAGTTCCATCCAGAAGGCCATGAATCAGCTCGACGCATGCTTCGAGAAGATCCACGCTGCGGCGCAAGTCATCAACAAACGGGACCGGCTCGACGCCGTTGTCAACGAGCTGTTTGCCTGCCGCCTGATTACGAAGCACGTCTTCAGCGCCGAAGCCCGTCGCAAGGCCAAGCCGGTTAAGATCAAGGAATGACCCGAGCTATTCTTTTTTTGTTATGCCTGCCGCTGCTCGCGCAAGAGCCACGTTGGGCCGTCTCCCTCGTCGACCAAGGTCGCAGCTCCGCGCGATCCACGCTTGGACGCCGAGCGCCGAAAGACATCGCAGTATTCGACGTGACCCTCTGTTCTGGCAATGAGGCTATCAGCCTGCCGGCGGCGACCGTGCTCCGCGAGATTCACTCCCGCGGGCTGGTGGTCTTCTCTGCCGGCGCGCTCGACGCCATTGTCAAGAACACGAGCGCGCGGTCGATACGCTCGATCCTGGCCGATGTCGGCGAGCTGACGACCATCGGCGGCGCCGTCATCACAAACGCCCAAGTCATCACGATTCGCGACGACAAGCGCGCGAAGTACGCCTTCGGTTTAGCGATGGCGGCCGGCCTTTTCCATTTCCTCCACGGGAAAGTGGCCGGCGCGACGCTCGAACCGGACAAAGTCGCGGGGTTCGTTCTGCCGGACCCCGCGAACCTTGCCGCTCGGCAAGACTGCTGGAACGGCCAAGTACTCGGCCTGAAGCCAGACAAGGGCAGCGGCATCGCCTTCGAGGTTCGATGAATAAGCCTCTCTTCACGCCAGAGCAAGTAGAGAGAATGGCGCGCGTGCTTGAAGAGTCGAGACGGCGCACAGCCTACTGGTCCCCGAGATTCACGACGACGGCCGGCAGCGATGGCGGCTACTTCCGCGACATGTACATGAACGCGACGCCGCGGAGCGAGCCGCGCGTCGCCTGGGACATGGGCGAGGAGACGCCGACCTCGGCGCGCAAGGCCAGAATCGAGATGGTGCTCGACGTAACGAAGAGCGAGCCCACCTACATTCCCAAAAAACAGTACCTTTGATCTATTCCACAAAACGAACCGGCTTCGTAAAGTCGAAAGCATGAAAGCACGCCACGCCAAGAAACTACTCAAGGCTCCGACGCCGGGGTTCATCATGCCTACCGAAGAGATGCTCGAAGGTACGGCCTCGTTTTCTCTCAATCTCCAGTGCGATCAATTCGACCCGCGCATGAAGTACCAGAAGGTCGACTTCTTCCAATCGCAGAAGGTCACGGCTCCAGCGTCCGCGTTCGATGCGCGCATGGAAGCCGCCTACGCCTACTGCAAGCGGGCGGTGTTGAAGCGGTTCAACGACACGGCGACCGCGATCACTGCCAGCCGGCACGAGGTCAATCCGTTCCCTATCGGCGGCGACCCTACTCCCCATCCTGTGAGCCGCTCGAACGCGCGCGCTTACGAAGAACACCAACAACGTCGCGGCATCGGCGCAGACCCGATGGACGCGGCAGACTTCAAGTAAAGAGGAACTATGGCACTCACCAGAAGAAGCGAATCGACGACCGTCTACTTGCAGGCCAAGCACTATTGCCTGTGGCAAGAACTGAAACACCCGGTCGAGGGCTGCGAAGCCGTCGAAGTGAAGAATCCGAAGACCGATGTTGTATCAACGAAGCATGGCTTCAAATACAACTCCGTCGTCGGCCGCGCGGTGAAGCTGGAGAAATACGACACCGAGAAGAAGTACTCGACTCGCTATTTCGGCTTCAAGCTGCATTTGAAGGACGGCGAGGACCTGTACGTTCTCGACATGCCGTATCAGTCGCAGCTTCTCCGCCGGTTCCTGCGCGTGGCTCCGAACATCAATTGGTTGTTGCCGCTCTCGATTACCGTCTTCAAGGGCAAGAAGCAGGACGGCTCCGAGGAACTGGGCGTCTGGTTCCAGCAAAGCGGCGAGACTGTGCGCGCGTTCTACACGCGCGAGAAACCGAACGGCATGCCGTCGGCGAAGCAGGACCCGGATACTCACGAGTGGGATTTCCGCGAGCAACATCGTTGGTTGGTGGGTCAGCTCAAAGCCGTGACCGTGCCAGCGATCGAGGAAGCCGGGAAGCGCATCGAACCGCCCGTCAAGCCGGCGCACGTCGAAGACTTCGGCAACGAGTACCCGCCCGAGCCGGAAGCTCCCGAGCCGCATCATCGCGCGTCCGATGAGATTACCGACGACGACGTACCGTTCTAAGGGGTCATCATAATGAACATCGACGATCTGCACGACATCAAACTGACAGCGCCGGAGCCAAACGAAGAGCTAAAGGCGTACATGAAGAAGGTGGGCGATTTCCTAAAATACGAGCGGGACCTGACCATCTCCACGAACGGACAGCACGGGTTTCTCGGCCTGAGCAACCCGCTCGGAAAGGCGATGCGCGAAGACAAGGAAGTCTCCGGCTTCATCAACATGAACTTGAGGACGGCCATTCAAACGGTCGTAATGACGGACAACCCGGACGTTCTTGTCGGGACCCTGATTGTCCTCTTCGGAACCGGCCTTCGCGCCGGCGCTCAACTCGGGATGATTCCGCAACAGCCGAGCGAATCGAAAGGGGAGCCCGTCTAATGTCGAAAGAACTGGAACAGCAACCACGCAAGCGGAACCTGCTCGACCTCGTCCAGCACGTCGCCTACCTCGAAGACACCGAAGGGGCCGTCCCCGACGAGCTGCTCGCCGAGTTCCGGGAAGAGGTTCGAGATACCCTGCTCGCCAAGGGCGAGAAGGTCGACAACTACGCGAAGCTGATTCACTACTTCACGATGCGCGCCGCGGCCGCTAAAGGCGAGCTGGAGGCGTTCGTCAAGATCGAGACGGAGCGACTGAAGAAGCGCATCACGCGCGCCGAGGCCGACGCGCGTCGCCTGGGCGACTTCGCTCTCTTCGTCATCGACTCGCTCGGTCGCGACAACAAGGGTAAGCGCCTGCCGCTCGAAGGCGTGAACTACACCTTGACCGCGGCCGGCGTCGCCGACTCCTGCGAAGTGACCGACGAGTCGCTTGTCCCGCTGGAGTTTAAGACTGTCGAGTTGACAGCCAGAATGCCGGGGGACATGTGGAATAAGGCTTGCATTGCGGATTTCAACGAGAAGGACACGACCAAACGTATAGCTGCGCTTCAACTTGCGGTCTTATCTACGAGCGACGCTATCACCTTCAACTGCGAGTATGCTGTCGACAAGAAGAAGCTGCTGGCCGCGCTTAAGGAACCGTGCGAAGCGTGCTCCGTTGACGACGGCTGTCCCGCCGGCAAGACGCTCTCGACGACCTTCGCGAGCGAAGAGAATCCAGAGGGAATCGAGATGGTCGACTGTCCGAAGTGCGGCGGAACCGGCAAGCGTCGCATTCCCGGAGCGAGGTTGCTCACGAACAAAACAAGGCTAGTGGTCAAATGAAGCGGAAGTTCTGGCTAGGGGTAGGGTATTCATTCATGGTGATCTTGTGGGCGGTGTACGCCGTCGTATCGGTGATCTGTCTCGCGAGCGATGTCCTGCTCTTCTTCAATACGAGGTTTCGGCCGTGGGTTGCGTTCGTCTTCCTGTGGCCGCTGCTTCTGCCGCTCTACCTGCCGGACATGCTGCCGGCGTCGTGGGCAACGTGGATGGCGAACCGCTGCGCCGACTTCATGGTCAAGTGGTGCGACGCTACGAAGATCGTCCGCCGGCACGGGGACACAAAGACTTGTCAGTTATGGAGGTTAAGGAATGAGACTCTTCGCATGGCTACTTATGGCGACCTTGGCGGCGACCGGGCAGGCGATTGACGCCGGCGGAACGACCGACGCGAACTACACGGGCGGGCTGGTCTGGAATCCGACGGTTGCCGGCTACGTCTACCTCGGAGCGATCCCGTGGGAGGACCTGCGATACGGGCAGTCCTTCTCCTACTCGATCCCGGAGCCGAACGGCCTCTACATGGTCGAGCTGTGGCTGATGGAGCCGAACAAGACCGCGGCCGGCCAGCGCATCTTTACCGTGTCGGCGAACGGATCGTCTTCCGCTCCGCTCGACCTCTTCAAGCTGGCGGGCCTTCGCACTCGCTACCTCGTGAAGCTCTTCACGGCCGTAAACAACGGCGTGCTTCGGCTCGACTTCCGCGCGTCCGTCGGCAATGCCGTCGTGTCGAACATCGTCGTTACACAGCTCTTGCCGCAAGGCGGCACGGTGCAATTGACGGAGCTGCACTCCGGCCCCGTCGTTGACGGAAGCGTTCGCCTCGCCAACGGCGGCTTCGTCGACGTGCATCAAACGACGTTGCAGGACTACGTCAACGCCCTGGCCGCGGCCGGGCCGGTGTGCGGACCCGAGATGCAAGGCATCATGCGCCTCGTGAACTCGAAGTTCGGTCTGTGCTGGCTCGTCAATGGCACGTGGACATGGACGAACGAACTCCCGGCGCCGCCTACTTCAACGCAGTAACAGCGCGCCGCGGCAACGAGCCGAACCGCGTTAGCGCGTAGCGCCCGACGGCCTTCTCCTTCGCCTTGAGGCTCTTGTCTTTGTCGGCAAGCTCCCGCATCATCTTTGCGAAGTCTGTCACTTGGCCCACGGCAGGACCGCCGACGAACTCCGGCACTCGGTTCTGTTCTGCCGCGTTCACTGCGTCGAGCAGGATGCCGGCGGAGCTGCTCGCCGCGAGGTTGTTGTAGTAGCGTTCGAGTCCAGACTTGAACTTGTCTTCGCGCCCGGTGATCTTCTCCCGCAACAGGCGAACCAGCTCGCCGGTGGTGTACGGATAGAGCACGCCGAGCAAGAGCAGGTTCCGCATGCCGCGCTCGGGACGCCCTGCCTTGAACTCCCCGTATGTCTGCTTGGCTGCGAAACGGGCCTGCTGATAGGCGAATCCCTTGAACTGGAACCATGCCTTGCCCCACGCGCTTTCGGTCGCGAGCGCGGGTAGATCCTGCGGCCGAGTGCGGAACTGCGTCGCGTCGGCGAACTTCTTCGCCGCGGTCAGCATCTCCTGTTCGGTGAGGCTGCCGCGCTTGACGGCCTTCGCCGGGTCGATGCCAAGCTCCGTCAAGAACGCCTTCGCCTGTTCAGCTCCGCGGCCGCTGCCGGACGCCTTCGCGAGATTGCGCTTCGCCCACGTGACGCCGGCGTTCGCCGACACTGCGCGGTTGAACCGCTCCGTCGCTTGGAAGCCGGATAGCTTGAGGTAATTGTCCATCAGCTCGGAGCCGCCGGCCTGCTTCATCGCTTCCTTGAGAACTGGGTCGATGGCCGCGCCGCTCTCGATGGCGAGCCGCCGGCCCTTCGCCGTGAAGCCGCCCTTGAGTCCGGCCGCGAAGCTCGGCAGGTCCGACGCGGTCAGAGCGTTGAGAACCTGCGTCGAGTTCGGAATGGACGCGAGCGACATCTTCAGCGTCGACAGCGAGCGAATGAACCGCGAGACGACGGCCTCGTCGGTGGTGTCGACCTTCTTGCCGATCATTCTATCGACGGCGTCGCGGACGAAGTCGGTGTTTCCGCCGGCACGCCCGATGTTCAGAATCTCTTGGTTGATAACGTGGTGATCCTGGCCGAATACGGCGACCTGGGCGAGCCGCTTCGCGCCCGAGGCCAGCGTGAACGGCATCACGCGAACCGGGTCCGGGTCATAGAACGGAAGGTTCAGCTCGCGCGAGTACTCCAGCGAGCCGTGGCGCGCGATGTTGCTTCGATACTTCTCCAGTCTCGCGAGCGCCTCGGCTTCGGTCTTGGCCTGCTTCGTCTCGACCATGTGCTGAATGATGGACTCCTTGCGCTTGCCGCTTTCGAGGTAGCTCACCCAGTCGTCGACGAATGCGGTCGCCTCTGCCTTGTCAGCCTTAATGCCGAGCCGGACGATGTTGTCGATGACATCGCGCCGGACAGCTCCGCGCTTCAGCTCACGAGCGGCCTTCAGCACGTGCGGATAGTGGTTCTCCATCATCGAGAACGGCCGCCATCCGTTCTTGGTCATGACCTCGATGCCGAGCCCCGTCGCCTGAAGCCCAAGCTCGGTATCGGCTTCCTTGTAGGCGTCGTATGCCACGCGAGCGCGTGAGTCGAGCTTGTTCGGGTGGATGCGGCCTTCGAGCGCGTCGACGATGTCGAACCGCTGCGCTCTCGACAGTCGGGACGGCTGCGCGTCGGCGATGCGAACGAGCAGGCGGCCAGCTTCGAGGTCGCCGTAGTCATCGGCCTTCTCGATCATCTTCATGAGGACGCGGCCGGCTCCTCCGCCCTCGGCACGCACGCGAGCGCCGAGCGATCGGAGAACGCTCTTGCCGGCGTCGACGATGACCTTCGTGTCGGAGTCCTCGTAGGCGCGCTTGATCTTCTCAATGTCGGCGCGCGTCGGGATGCGAGCCTCGCCGGACTCGTCCGATACGAGCTTCTCGATGAAGCCCTTGGTTCCGGCCTTCTTGCTGTTCTTCTTCGACGGCCGCGCGACCTTGTCTTCGAGTCCGCGCATCGGCTGTTCGATGGGCGTCTCCGCCCGCGGGGGAAGATCCCCGAAGGCGTCGGCGAATGCGACGTGCTGCGGCGGCGGCTCAAACATGGACCCCTGAGCGCCTGGGCGAGACAAGGCTTCGTCGTTCGCGTAGCGCCGGAAGGCGTACTCGACGTTCCGCGGGCTCTCTTCCATGACCTCGGCGATACGAACCGCTTCCGGGCTGTAGACCTTGCGCTCGCCGCTCATGTCGATTTGCGCCGCGGTGTCGGCGACCTTCGACTTGTGAGCGCGCGCCTCTTCGAGCAAGCTCACGGCGTCGCGAACGTGCTCGGTGATGTTCCAGCCGGAGCGCCCTTCGACGCGGAGAACCTGAGGCGCGACGCGCTCCAGCTTCGCGTGAACCGCGGGCGGCGTGTTCGAGTACTCCGCCGGCGTCGAGAACAACCGGCCGACGAGGGCCTTGCTGATGCGAGACTTCATCTCCGGCGTGAGCTGGTCGCGCTGGTCGACGAGTCCGCCCTTCTCCTGTGCGGTGATGACGCCGTCCTTCTCAAGCAGGTTGAGAACCTCCGCGCCGTTGTCGCCGCGAAGAGCTTCCGCCATCGTGCCGGAGTCGCCAAGGTCCCCGAGCCGAGCCGCGATGTCTTGGACGGTCTTCGGCGACAGCCGGCGGCCGTCGGCGACTGCCTGCTCGTGTGGCTTGAGCTTCGCCGGCGCTCCCTTGTTGAAGTCGGTCACGGCGCGTTGCGAGTCATGCTCGCCGGTCAGCTCGCGGAGCAGGACGGGCCGCTTCATCTTGCCGACGGCTTCCGGGTCGATGCCGAGCGACGCGGCCTTCTCCTTGAGCGCCGCGTTGTACTTCTCGCGGCCGGCAGGGTTGTACTCGTCGACGCGCTGCATGGTCTGGACGCGCGAGTTCCCGCCGAGCACGTTGCCGCGCTGGTCGATGATCGAAGGGCCATGCTCCGCCGTCGGGTAGTCGCCGACGGTGAAGGACGGGTCGAACTTGTCGCCGGAACGCTCGACGACGGCCGCCTGCAAGTGCTCGTTGCTCTGGTAGTCCCGGTCGTTCTTGATTTCGTAGTTCGGGTTCGGCTCGAAGTTCAAGCCGTTGTGCGACGCCTGAACGTCTTCCATCTCCCGGACCACGTACCGGGCCGGGTAGGGCGTCTCCTCGCCTGGGACCTTGACCTCGACCGTCTTGCCGGCGACCGGCGGCGTCTTGGGGAGACGCTCTGGAACGGCAGATTTGGCAGGTTCCGCGGGCGGCGTGACGCTCTCCGGCGCCGCCTGGGGGGTTGGAACCTCCGCCGGCTTCGGCGCTTCCTGGGGCGTTCCAGCGGGAATTTTCCCGCTGGCCGGCGGAACCTCTTTGTTTCCAATCTTTCCACTTTCCGCGGCAATTTCCCCTGGGGTTTCGGAAACAACTTTAGGAGCCGCCTTTTCAATCACTTCCGGCGGAACGGCCGCTTCTGGAGAAAGTTCCGCGGGAAGTTCCGCGAGTTCCGCGGAACTTTCCGGCTTCCCGGTCTTCATGCCGCGGAGCATGTCGGCGGTCTTCTTGTTCGCCGCGGCTTTGTCCGCTGCCGGCTTCCGGGCCATAGCCGCGAGCGCCGCCTTGCGCTGCTCCCCTGGCGCCCCCTTGACCGCCTCGTCGAACAGCTCCGTGTAGGTGGGTCCGGCCTTGTCAAAGACCTGCGCGGAATCCGCGGCCGTCTTCCCTGGCTTCGTCTGCTTCTCGACGATAGCGCCGGCGTCCGCCTTCGGCTCCACGATGGAGAAGCCTTCCGGCAGGGACTCTTTCATCTTCCGCAAGTCGTCGGCAGTGAGGCGCTTCTTCACTCCGCCGCGGGCCATCGCTGCGAGGTCCGTCCGCGAGGTCCGTCCCGGCTTCTCGGCGACGGTGGCTTCCGGCTTGAGCGGTTCGCCTTCGAGTACTCGGTCCCGGAGCTGCGCGCTAGTAGGCGGAGTGGTCGGCTTCGGCGCGCGATCCCCTTCGAGTACTCGGTCGCGGAGCTGCGCGCTCGACGGCCGCCCTTCTCCGCGAATGGCATGCTTGCCGGCGAGGGTCGCGAACGCTGCCGTACCGCTGGCCTTCGTTACGCTCTTCGCGATGCGCTCCGGGTCGCCAGACTTGACGGCGTCCGCCACTTCGGGGATTTCCTGCGACAGTCCATTGAGCATGTCGAGCGAGAAGATGGCAGAGACGGCGCGCGGCAACAGCGGCGATACCTTGGTGAGAATCTTCGCCGCGGGTCCGCCGGCGACGAGCATGCCGACATTCAGCGGCGTCGAGAGTCCCTCGACAAGTTCCGCGGCTCCCCTGGTCACGCCGAGCGCGGCCTTGCCGACCTTCGATGTCGGCTTCAGGTCCGGCACGAGCTGAGTCACAGGCAAGCCCGGAGTGTTGGCGAACTCCTTGACCCCGGCGGCGAAGTCGGAGAACGTGCGCGCCACGCCCGGAGATGCGGGCGGCCGTCCGCCCATGCCCTGCTTGGCTGCCGGCGCGCGCATCTGCGGGTTAGGCGTCGGCGGGTGCGTGAGCATCTGCTCCATTGCGGCGCCCGCGGCTTCATGCGAAGCGTCGAACTCGTCTTGTCCGGGAAGATCCTCGGCGCGGGTGATGTTGCGCTTCAGCGGGTCCGGCGGCTGAACTGCTGCCGGCGGAACGACCTCGAAGCCCTTGGGCGGTGGAGGAACCGCCGCGGCCTGCTTGACGATGCTAAAGCCCGGAGGCGGAGGCGGGATTGCTACCTGCCCGCCTTTTTGATTGGAGCCCACTTTGTTCCATCCCATTGCACCATGTTACCCTTGGCGTCTTGTGCGATGGGATTCGCGTCGGTCGCGCTGGCCGCGGCCGCGTCTGCTCCTGCTGTGGCGTCGGTCGCCGCCTGCTGTGTTCCGCGCATCAATCCAGTGCGGATCACGTCGACGCCCTTCTTCTTCTCTTCGAGCGCCGCATGTGCCGCGTGGTTCGAGACGATCTTCGCCTTGAGCTGTCCCGACTTCTTGATTGCGTTCGCCTTCTGAGCGACGGACTCGTCGAACGCTCCCGACGCGAGCTGTGTTTGCAGGTCCTCGTACTCGGACGATGCCGCTTCGGTTTCCTTAACGATGGCGTCCTGGTCCTGCTGGATCTTGTCGAGCTTCGATTGCCACGAGTTCAGCGTCGCGGCCTTCTTGTTCTCGGCGCGCTCCTGTAGCTGCAATTGCTGATAGGCGGTGATGCCGCCAGCTCCGCCCGGTTTCTCCTTGGCGACGGTCGCGCTGAGAGGCTTCTCTTCGATGGTGCCGTCGTCGTATGTGATGACCTGAGTCACCTTGCCAGTGCTCTTGTCCTCGATCTTGTCGGTAGACTTGATCGTCCGGGCCTTCGGCTGGCCGCGCTGCTCGATTTGCGACTGGTAGTTCGAGAAGCTGCCGGCGCTGCGAATCAAGTCGTCGAGTTCGGTCGGAAGTACTTTGCGTTGCTCGCGGCCGGCGAAGGTGCCCGGCGAGCTGGTTTCGGACATCGGCGCTGCGGCTGCCGGCCGCGCACGGCCGCCCAAGCTGATACCGGGGAACACCTTGTCGAGTTCCGCGGGAATCGGGATGCCGTTCTGCTCGCGCGCCTGGGCGTCGGCGGCCGTCTCCGCGTTCTTGCGTGCGGTCGCCTTCTGGCCCTCGAAGTTGACGGCTTCGGTGTTCTGCGCGCCGCGGATCTCCGCTTCGGCTTGGAACTGCTTCATGAGCCGCTCGGCCTGCTTGCCGATTTGCTCCTCGGGAGTGTACAGCTCTCCCATGACTGTTTCGCCCTTCGCGGTCTTGTGCTTCGCGAGCCGCGACGGATCGGCGCGCCGGACGGTGCCGTCGTCGTTCTGCACGAGTCCGCCGGGGAGAACCGGCCGGCCCTTGGTGGCGATGAGTTCGGCAAACTCGGTGTCTGCCTGATTACGCAATTCTTCATCGGCCGAGCGTCGCCGCTTCAGCTCGTCGTACCGCTGCCCTACGTTGGTGAGGTCGAAGCCGGTCTTCAAGACCTGAGCTAGACCGTGCGCGAATCCGCCCATGTTCCCTCCCTAGATACCGACGTTGAAGCCCACGCCGCGGGTCGTTCTGCCGCGCTGGTCGACTTCGCGAGTACTCGTAGAACCGCCGGTCGTCGACACGGTGCCGGTGTCGGTGGTCGAGCCCGTGCTCGTCGATACGCCTGTGTTGGTGCCGGACGTGACGCCGGAGGTCTTCTCTCCGAAGTCCATGCCGAGGAACTGCTGCATGAGCTGTGCCGCGGTGACTGGCATCTGAGCTGCCTGCTGCGCGAAGGAGTTGTCGACCTTGGACAAGTCGCCGCGTCGAGCGAGGTCGCTCATGACGGCCGCCTTGCCTTGCTTGCCGCCGCCGTTGCCGGTGGCGTTGCTCATGAACTGCTGGCGAATCATGTCGCTCGCGCGCGAGTAGTTGGCGTTTACGTCTTCACGCCCTGCGTTCTGCGCCGGCGCAAGAAAGCTCTTCGGATCGGTCGCCATCGCCTGCATGATCTTGAAGAGCTGCGGCTGGACCTGCTGCTGGTACGGCGTGAGGCTCCGCTCGCGGCTGCCCGCGCTCGTTCCCTGCGATCCGCCCGAGTTCGTCGTCGTTCCCGTGCTGGTCCCCGTGTTCGTCGAACTCGTGAACTGATTGAAGAGCTGGTTCACCAGCTCGCTCATATTCGACGTGCTGTTCTCGCTCCCGCCCTTGCTGATCCCAAACGACATAGAATCTCTCCCTCTGCAACCCTAACACTTGTAAGTCTACAAGTTTTCCACCCTGCCGGGTGTGGCCGCGGAGCAGTCCCTCACGGGTCACTCCGAACTGGCGAATCATGCCGGCAAGCGACATGTTCTTCGCAAAAGCAACGGTACTGAGCTTGTCGATGGTCGGGTCTTGGAAGATCGCATCGCACGCCTGCCCGAGCGCCGGGACGACGGTATCCCTTCCCCAAAAGTCCGGGGAGAAGATGCAATGGAAGTCCGCGACGGTAGGGTGAGTGCGCTCGGACGTGATGACGCCGCCGAGAGCCCCGTCTCGTCGCACGCCCCACGAACGGCGGCCGCGCCGTTCTCGTTCAATCCAGTCGTCGACAAATGTGTCGATATCGGTCGGGAAGAAGTCGTCCGCGAAGCGCGAGCGGAACATCTCTATCCAGCTCCAAATGCGCGGGAGAGCGGCCTTCGGGAAAGGTGTCTCTATTTCGATTCTCATGATTCAGTGATGTACCACTTTATCGTTCCGGCTTGGTCCGGGTTCGCCTCTGCTGACCGCGGGAAGCCCATAATCACTCCGTTGACTGCCGACGATCCTGTCGGCTTGTTGACCCACGTAACGTCGGCGGGAAGCTGGTAGGCTTGCCCCGAGTAGAGCTTGTAGGCATTCTGCGTCCAGTCGTCCTCGTCCTCGCCGTTCCATGAACCGGGCCAGTCGAGCGCGCCGGCGTCGAAGAGCTTCACGTCGACATCCCAAACGCCTTGTCCGATGAGCGCCATATCGCTATGGTACACAGTCCGGCTCGCCGGCCACGTCCTCGGTCTTCAGGCACAGGGTCCCGAGTCCGTGAACGCTGAGAGAGCCCGTAACCTCGACGTTGTAGCCCCACGGCTTGTAGCTGACGTTGTCCCACAAGAACGCGCCGGTGTCGGCGAGCGACTTGTGAACGACGATAGCCTCGGGGAGCTTGCCGAGAACGGGAGCGATGCCGCTTATCTCGTGCTGAAACCCTACCCACGGCTCGCTGATCTGGCCGAGCTGATTCTCCCACTGGTGGCCGCCGGGGAGCACGCCGAAGAGAGTCATAAAGCGCGGCCGGTTCGCTAGTCCGACGTTGCCGTACCTTGAAATGCCGTTGCGTGATAGGTGGCTGCAACCGGAGGTCGTCGCAGTAAGCGGGCTGTTCCTGAAGCTGGCCGACGCGGTGAGCGCGCTCGATCCGCCGACGGAGAAGGTCGCTTCGGTGAGGCCGGACCCGGCCACGGGAAGCGTGAGCGCCGCCATCTCCGCGTGAGCATTCAGGCCGTTCGATGTCTGCGCCAGATAGAAGTAGTGCGGACCCATCGCAATCATGAGGTCGGCGCGCGTCATCTGGATTGTCAACTGCGTGGTGCGGTTGACGCCCTCGGTCGTGTTGATAAAGACGGGCTGCTGCGGGATCGACTTCGCGAAGAATAGCGACGGATGGTTCGGCTCAATGCCGCCGGTGGTGTTGCGGTACAAGAAGACGCTCGTCGTGTTGTCTGACGATCCGTTCGCCGCGGTCGTGCAAGCGTACCCTCCATTCGCCAGCCTCTCGACGCTCGTGTGCAAGCCGACGGCGCACGAACCGAAGATGTCCCTGTCGCGGTGGAGAACGCCCGCGGGGAAAGCGCCTTCACTGTCGTATTCCTTCCACTGCAAGTACGTGTTCGGCTCCGCGTCGTCCGGGTCGCTGCCGGCTTCCTTGATCTTGTTACTGAAGGTTTTAATGCAACGGATGATGGCGTCGTGAACTACAGCCTTGTCCGTCGTCCCGGTGATCTCGAAAATGAAGTGTGTCGGCGGAGGAGTGAAGGAACCGGGATCGTCCACGATGAGCGGGATGAGGCCGGCATATCCCGAGTCGACTCCCGGCGTGACCTGCCAGAACACGTAGCCGCCGCTGATCGGGTCGAAGTGGCTCATGTTCGTTGCGGTTCGGATCTTGCCGTAGTGGTAGCGATACTGCACGGCCCAACCGCAATTGTAAAGGTTGTTCGCCAGCTCATAGAGCACGTTGTCGTTGTCTGATTCCCAGTGAGGCCACGGCGGGGACTCCGGGAAGTAGCTCATGCTGCGCTTGTAGAAGAGGTTCGCCATGTTAGGCCACTCGAATGAGAATTGCCGCCGGCGGGCGGAAAGGGAACTGGCTGCCGACGGAGTTGTTGTTAAAGTTCACGAACACCTTGTCATCGAATCGTAGCAGGCAGTCGCCGGGGAATGCCTTGTTCACGATGACCGTGTCCCACATAAAACCCTTCATGCGCTTGACCGTCGTCACGGCCGGGTCGCTCGCCCACACGATGATGGACGGCCAGATTTCGGGAACAGAGTTCGCCAGCGAGAGCGCCGCGTCGTATACCCAGTTTCCAGACTCAAGGCTCTGGAACGAACCGTCGCCGCCGTCGACGCCGTAGGTCATGAACCAGCCGAAGCGGTTGCCGCCGGCAGAGTTCGGATTGGCCTTTGTCCCGCCGGCCGACGACGAGATTGCCCCATAGAAGTAGCGGTTGTCGCAGAAGGTCCCGCCCGTCCTCATGGCGCTGGAGTCGACGCAATAGAAGAGTTCGTTGATGCCGTACTGACACCAAGCACCGCGGGCCTGGAGGAAGCCGGGAATCTGCGGCACGCCACAGAAGACGGCCGTTCGCTCGTTCGAGGTTCCGGCCGTGACGCGATGCTGCACGCCGAGCATGAAGAGCTTGAAGTCGTAAGGCGTGCCGACGAACATGTAGCTGTACGGCGCGTAGTTGCCTACCGAGTTGCTGGCGTTCGGCTGGAGATGGATGTTGCTCGCGCTCTGCACGATCGTTTCGGCGGCGTTCATACAGTAGAAGCCCGTCAACTGCGCGAACATCCCCGAGCCGCCGAAGTCCCTTCGGAACCACACGCGACACTTGCCCACGTAGTCGGGGTCCGCGTCGCCGCTCGCGCACCACGGCGAAGCCGCGGACGTGGCCTTGTAGCCGACCTCCCCCATGTTGTCGGCGCGCTCTACCGTCCAGCCGATAGTTGAAAGGCAGTCCGCTAAGGCGATGCGAAGAGCCGCGCCGGTGGTCGCTTGAAATACCCTGGTGTGCCGGCGGCCTGGGGTCGCGATGAGGTCGACGCTATTCAGGCAGGCCACTACAGCGCCCGCCTCATGACGATTTGCCCGACGACCTTCTCCGCGTCGCCGCCCTGCACGATGAGCATGAAGATTCGCGTCCCCTTCTGGAGCTTGTCGGTGATGAGCAAGCCGAGGTCAGAGTAGACGGGTCCGTTCGAGCCGGCCTCGATCTCAAGCGGGAGTTCGAGCAGGTCCTCGTCTTCGATAGCATCCTTCCGGCGCACCTTGAACTGAACCTTCAGCGAGACGCCGGCCGGCTCGACCTTGGAAGTGATGAGCGCCGATACCGGGTAGCCCTCGCGATGCTCGTCGATGGTCAACCAAGGAGACTCTTCCTCGTCGGAGACGAAGCCGTCCTTGGTGAATACAATCGCGTAGTGCTGCTCTGGAGCCGCGGCCGCCGCCGTCGTCGTCTGCTGCTCCTCGCTTCTGCGGCTGCCGGCTCCGCGCTTCAGCGTGCGGAGGTTCACTACATCAAGATCGTCCCGCGGGTCCCCGACGTTGACGACTCGCTTGCCGCCGGCGTCGACGTTGACAAGCGACTCCTGAACGACAACGGCCTTGAGGGACTGCTCCAGCTCGCGAAGCCGATTGTTGAGCAACGGCAAGAGCTGGTCGGGCTTGGTGTCCGGCGGAAGCTCCTGAATTGTAATTCGGCTGGTCGGCGTTGCCGGCATGCGCTTATTCTATCGCGTCGACGGGAAGCTCTACCCACGAGAAGTTTTCCGGGGTCTGCCGCATCGGGACATTGACCTCAGTCCACGAGTTCGGCGTCAGCTCCAGCGGAACTTGTACCCAGTCCCACGGGCTGTCGTTGATCTCCGTCCGGCGCGCCAGAACCTTGCAGCTCAGGACGCGACCGACATACGGACCCACGAGGCGGAACTGCGTCATGCGGCCCTTGGTGTTGCCTGGGAGCCGTTGACTGATTTCCCGCCGGCCGGTGGACGTGTCCACGTCCACGCGAGCCGCAACGCGCATGGTCCCGTTCGGTTTGTCCGTGCTCATTTCGAGAGTCATCGGGCCGCCCGTCTCGGTGATGATCGAGACTTCGCGATAGAGCGCCATGCCGTTGAGCAAGTCGAGCGGCTGCGTCTCCCACACTTCGCCGGCGGTGCCATCGGAGTAGACTCCGAGGATGCGCGCGCGGAACATCGCGCGGCCGTGGAGCCGAAGTACTCCGCCCGGTGGCGGATAGATCCGCACCTTGAAGAGCTGGCCTTGTGGCAAGACTGTCGTCGAGTCCGACGGAGCGACAAGCGTCGGGTCCTCGAACGCGAAGACGAACGGCGCCCGGTCGCGAACCGGAATGGTCAGCGTCCGGCGCGATGACATCGTGTGGCTCGGTAGGTCAGTGAACAGCTCAATGTAGCCGCCCGAGCTGGCCGTGTCGTAGTCGAGCAGGAAGTCCTTCAGCTCCGCGACGCGCCCTGGCGCGACGCTGAACTCGGCCGACTCGAAGTACTCGCCCTTGCTGCCATCGAGATACTCGCCGATGGTCCGCATGCGGACGCGCGCTTGATGAACTTGGAACCGGCTTCCGCTCGGCGCATCGCTCAACGTGAAGCGGAGGTTCCGTCCTTCGACGATGTCGTCCAGTCGCCGGCGCTCTGTGCCGCGGCCGTTCGGAGCCGCGAACGTCGTCGACTCCCGGACGGTGAGCAGGTTGCCGGGAAGATCGCTATGAATGTTCCGCTTGAGTGTCTGGCCGGATGCAGTCATGAACAGCTCGACGTGGTCGACCTGCTTTACCTGTTCGGTGCCGAGGTTCGTCGGGCCGGTGTCGTAAGAGCGCGCCTCGCGCTCTTCTGGATACCAGTGCATCGCGACGCCGTAGATGATGATGATGCCGAGCAAGTCGGACTCGATGCGGACGGAGTAGTTCTTCGCTGTGCGCCCGACTTCGGAGCCGTCGGCGCTCATGAGCCGGAACGTGTGCTTGAACCGCGGCTTCGTCGCCGAGGCCGAAGAGATGGTCCCGAGCGAGACGCGGGTCCCGTCGTCGTACAGGATGTAGACCTCGACCGGCGAGTTCGGCGAAGAGCCGAAGCGCGTTTGCAGGTCTACCTCAAGATCGAGATACACCTTGTTGTTGTGCGGCAAGCCCTGATGGAAGTAGCGGCTCTGCCAAACCGCGCGCGCCGCTTGGCCGTCGTCGAGGTAGTGACCGTACAGCTCAATCTGATACAGGTAGCCGCCGTCGACGCCGGCGATGAATCCGCGGCCGCCGCCGAAGCCCTCGTTCAGCATGGCCGAGAACGCCTTGCCTTGCAGGTTGGTGTACTCCTCGCGATACCAACGGCCGTTCGCGAGGTCGTAAATCAAGACGACGTTCGGCGAGCTGTAGCCGTGCTCGACATAGCTCACACGAAGGCGGTCGCCGATTCGTTCGACGCAAGTCTTCTTCTGGTGATCGTAGGACAACGGCGGGAGAACAGTCCCGTCATAGAGCTGCACGTACTCGCCCTTGAAGATGGGGTCGATGTCCCGCGAGAGCTTCGTCTCGTTGTCCATGTCGAAGCGGAAGACGCCCTCGGGTCCGGCGTAGAAGTCGACGCCGCCACCGTTGCAGACGGAGGACTCTCCGAACGCGCTCGCCTGGGCGTTCGTCTTCGATGGCGAAGATGTGGCCGGGTCGCCGACGAGCCGCCAGATAGAGCGCTGCTTGTAGATGACCGTCACGGGCCGGTGATCGGTGATGAAGAGAATTGGGTCGTCGTGATTGCCGGCGTCTTCCCAGTCGCCGACCTCCTCGTCGTCCGCGCCGAAGAAGCACCACGGGCGGCCGGCAGGGGTCCACCAGTAGCGCGCCGGGTGAGCGTCGGAGCTGTAGGCGATGAGCTTCCCATAGATCGGGCCTGCCACGCCGCGAGCCGGCGGAGGTAGGTCGCGGTCAATCGGCATGATGATGTTGTCGGCCTGCGCCCTGGCGTTCGTGGTGAGGTCTTCCCAAGAGCTGACGGCGTTGCCAACTACGGCGACTCGGTAGGCTTGCGTGAGGCCGCCGCCGGATCTCCAAATGTACTTGGAAACTACGTCCGGGTCCGACGACGCCGCAAGGCCGCCGACCGTGATCGTCTGATTTCCAGCGATAACCGGGTTCGATGCTGGAGACGGATTCGAGTCCTCGCCGTAGATGTTGACGTAGCTGTACCAATAGGTGATCGCGCCACTGGAGTTCTCTCCCACTGTCCCTACCGCGTCGACCTTGCCGATTCCGACGACGACGGCTTCCTTGCATTTGAAGCTGACTCCGAACTTCGAGATGCCGGCCCACGACATGTCGAGCATCGCCTGGGAAGGCGGATAGTTCGCCGGCGGAACCGCACCGATGCCGGTCTGCGGCCAGCCTGCGCCGGTGTAGACGAACGTCGGCGTCTGGATCGCTACGGCGAGCTGAGATTGAATGTCGGAGATGGTCTGCTGGTTGCCGTCGACGGTCGCTTGCTGAATGCGCGTCGTGTAGTCGTCGAGGTTCAGCCGGCGACGGATGCGAACGTCGGTCCACGAGTCCATCGCTTGATTGAGGAACTTCGCCGGGTCCGTGATGGAGAACTCGACGTACCCGCTGCCGCTCTTCGCGAAGATGGTCGCGCTCTCCAGCGCCCGCGGGTTGGAACAGAAGATTTTGACGCGGATAACGTCGTCGTCCCGCTCGCTGCCGGCGATGAGCGAGCCGCCCGATTCGGTGTAGCAACTGAGCGACTGCGCCGAAAGTACTTTGACCTTCAGCGTGCCGTCGTCGCCGTCGTAAGATGCTTCCGCGTAGTCGTTGTCGACCGGCGAGCCGCCCTGCATCGCGTAGACCGGCTCGGGCTCCTCGCCTGTGTCGGCGTCCTTCTTCTGCACCACGCCCATGAGCACGGTCGAGCCGCCGGTGAACTCGTCGAGCGTCTGCGTGAGCTGGCCGCCGCCGGTCGCCGATGGCGCGTTGCTCGGAGCCTCGACGCCCCACTTGTGTTCCTCGGTGCCGACGACGCGCGCACGCTTCCCGCGGTTCATGACCCACACGGCATTGTTGTAGGCGGTCATGCCGAGCTTCTCGCCGTCGAAGCCCGTCGCGACCGTGGAGCCGAGCTGCGGGCCGTGATAGAGGCCGGTGCCGATGCCGGCATACTCGTCGTTGTTGGTGCGGAAGAGGGTATGGAAGCGGCCGCTGCCGATCGGACCACACACCTTTACGGAGCCTTTGCGCGAGACAAGCTGGTTATTCTTGTCCGTGCTGAAGTTCTGAATGATGAGCGAGTCGCCCTCGGGGAGTTTGTCGGATGGAGCCGCGAGCTGCATCCCTCCGAAGATCATTCGTTGAGTTTCAGCTCGCGCCATGTGCGTTATTCTCCCGTGGTGGTTCCCCAAAGTCCGGTTGCGGCTTGGTCGTACACTTCAACGATACTACGGAGCCACGGAACCACTTCGTCCATTGAACCATGCCCTTCCTTCGCGCGGGCCGACGCGAGCGCCGCAAACGTGAAGTAGTCGCGCATGATCGGAGGAATCGGGAGAATCAAGTCGGACGCTTCGAGCGTCTCCGGGAAGGTCGAGCGCACGAGGCCGACCGTCTCCGGGTCAACGTATGGCTTCGGGTAGATGGCGATTTTGTCGAAGCCCTGCGTGTCCTGAACGAACGCCTTCGGCACGTTGTCGGCGTCGCCGAGCGTGTCGGGCCAGTCGGCGTCGAGCGCTTCGAGCTGCTGCACGTTGCGCGGCCGCAAGGTGCGGTTCGCGAGGTCCGCCTGAAGCGTCTCGATGTGGCGCGCCGGCAGGCTGTAGCTGCCCTGGCCGGACGTGACAGTAATCGACTCGTTGCGCTCGACGAAGACGCCGGCGACGCGCGCGAGGCGCTTCGCCGCTTCGTCCATGTAGCCGATAAGCTCGTCTGCCGTCCAGAAGAGCGCGTCGGCGGAGCTGGCCGCGTTCAGCGGGAACCAGCAATCGTCGAGCGACAGCGACAGATTCGCATAGCCGACCTGCGCGACGGCAGGTTGAGGCGCGAACAACAAGAGCAACATGTCTTACTCCTCGTAGCCGTGGACGGTCAGCTCGCCGGCGGTTCCGGTTCCGGTCGTCCAACGCAACACGGTATTGATGGCCGCCGACGGGAACGGGTCGATGAAGTTGTACTCGCGGTTGCCGGTCGCCTGGGTTCCGGCGAAGACGTTGTTCGCCGCGGTGTTGGTTCCATCGAAGAGGGTCAGTGTGCCGGCTCCGGTGATCGCGACAATGACCTTGGTGATGACGAACTTCTTGCCGGCGGCCGGGGTCCACAGGTCTACGGCCGTCTGGCTCGCCGTGAGCGTTGCGGTCTTCGTGACGCGGGTCCGGCCGGTGCCTGTGACGAGCACGGGAAGCGGGTTCGTGGCGCTGAAGGCTGCGTTGCTCGCGTCCTTCAGGTTCGCAGTGATCGTGCCACTGACCGGGAAGGTACCCGGCGAGGCGGCCGCGGCGATGTAGAGCGGAGCTGCCGAGAGGCCCACTTCAGCGCCGGAGGCGTTGCGAAGGTTGATATGCAGGCCGCGCTCTGCCGTGATCCGCACGGCTCCAGCTTGGCCGCTCGTCGGGTCCGTGGCGGACTCGTTGTACAGGCCGGCAATCGGCGTGATGTTGCCGAGCGTCGCAAGATCCGCGGAGCTGGCCGAGCCTTCGACGGACTGGATAACGTCGACCTTGATCGCCTTCGCGCCGCCTACGTCGGTGATGCCGACGATGTCGGTCCCGTTCGTGAGCTTGACGGGCCAGCCGCTCGATGCCGCGGCCGCGGTTCCCTGCTCGACCGTCACGGTGCCACTGACCGGCAGGCCGGCGATAAAGGCGGAGCCGTCGCTCAAGCGCACAGCAACCGGGCTCGCCGCCGGCGCGTCGACCGTGAGAGAGCTGGCATTGTCGCTGACCGGGATCGCCGCGGCCGCACTGATAGGCCATGTCTCGCCGGCCTTCGGAGTCGTACTCACGTGGCCGCCTACGCGCGTCACGTCCACGTCGAGGCCATAGGTCGCGTCGCCGGGAGCGAAGTCGGCCGCGCCGTTGCCGCCGAGGGCGAGCTTGATGAGCTGGTATGCGACGCCGCCGACATCGTCGGCCGCGATGACTGCGCCACTTCCGGGAGTAATATTTACGTTGTCGGCCATGTTATTTGCTCGCTTTCTTCTTCAGGACTGCGCTCATGTCGAAGCGCCGAATCTCAACCGGGATGCGGTCAAGCCCTTGTTCCAGATTACGCGCTCGAACTGCTTCCGCGCATTGTCTCGCCGATTCCATGAACCGGCCCCACATCGGCAAAGTCTTCTGCCACTCCTGCTGCCCTTCCTTCGCGCGCATGATCGGGATGGCGCCCTCGATCAATGCCGGCTGGTACTCTTCGGGAATCTCCGGTTCCGCGGTGAAGATCAGCTCCGCCGGACTGCGCGCGTAGGTCACAGTGACGATGCTCGAATCCTGCTTGTAGAAGCCGAGCAGGTCGAAGCCGGAATGCGTGTAGCGGATCGGCGTGCCGGCGCGGTTCGTCCATTGCGTGTCGAGCGCCGCGAGGTCGCGAAGGCGGCTCGGCTTCAGCTTGGCTCCGCCTGGGAGCCGGAACCGAAGCGGGACAATCCAGTCCGGGAAGAAGGTCAGCGCGCGATAGAACGGGTCGCCGGTAAGCTGCATGTTCGCGGTCGTCTCCAGACACAGGGAGATGAGCACGAAGAGGCGTTGCGCCTGATTGATGCAGGCGAGCGCTTCCTGCGGCTTGTAGTATTGCTGAGACGGCAAGAGCGCCGGGTCATCCCCGGCGCGCTCGATCACTCGTTCTGATAGCTCTAGTCCAGTCATGGCTATTCGTCGTCAACCAGCTCGTCGAAGTTTTTGCTAAAGGGGTTCTCCGCAAACTTGCCAGTCTGCCGGCGAAGTTCCGGCGCGAGGCGGATCTCTTGCGGGCCGCGCTGGAGCGCGTTCGTCATCATCATTGCCTTGACGAGTTTCTCGAATTGCCGCTCGTGTTCCTGCGCGAGCTGGATCTTCTCTTCGTGCCGGCGGACCTTGGCTAGTACGCCCTCAAGGATCGCTGCCGGCCGGACCCACGGGAGGAGCGTCTTGCCTGTGACATCCGGGTCCAGCTCGGCTTGGTCGAAGACGTAGTCGACGGCCCACGAGGGAATCTCGCCGGCGCTGTTCGGGGAGTCGGGAATAGGGAAGAGTTCGAGCTGCATCCGAGGCGGGTCGCTGAAGTTGTCCCAGTGGGGGACGGCGTACCGCGGCACTCCATACTCGTTGCGAGAGATGCAGCGACGATCCAGCTCCGCCGGAGTGATGAGTTCCAGAGGCTTGAGCCTATCGTGCATCGGAGCAACTGCGCGAATAATGCGGCAATTTGAAGGCATGACATAGACGGGTTGGTCGATGCGGTAGGTGAGCGCCGCGTCCGTCGCCCCTTCGTAGGGCCGGTCGAGCGTCGCTGCGGTGCCGTTCGTGACCGTGAGCTGATAGTAGGCGTCCTGGTTGGCGAAGCGAATCACGAGGCCGTTCATGCCGGCCGTCCATGCGGTGCCGGTGCCGGTGATGGCTGCAAGGCCCTGTGTCGCCGCCACGGTGCCAGTGTCGTAGGACTGCGGAGCCTGAAAGACGAAGTCGGCTTCCGAACGCTTCCACGGGAGCCGGTCGAGGATCTCCTGGTAAACGTCGTTCAGCCAGCCGTCGAGAAGCTCCAAGTCGGCCGCCACGCTCGGAGCGAGCTTAGAAAGGCGAAGTCTGATAGCTCCGTAGGTCATGAGCAAATAGTACCATTCCCTAGCTCTGCGGCTTGAACACTCCGGGGGTGTCGTCCTCGCTCGGCAAGAAGATTCCGGGAGTGCTGGAACTGACCGACATAAACACGCCGGGAGTCCCGTCCTCGTCGGTGATAAAGATGCCTGGGCCGCCATGCCCCGTCAACGGAATGAAGGCCGAGGCGACGCCCACGGCGAGCGTCATCTCCTCGGGGTACCGGCGGCCTCCGATGATATCCGCGGACAGCACGGCTCCGGCGCTGATGGCCGCAACCGCGGCGAGCTGCGCTGCCTGGGCGACCTCGAACGATGTCCCGAACGTGAGCCCTTCCGGGATGTTCCCGATAGGCGTCGCGCTCATGGAGAAGACGACGCCGGCGCTGATGGCGTCCTTGAAGCCGGCGTTGCCGGTCAAGCTCACGCCTTCGGTCATGGCGACCGTGAACGAGTCGGCGTAGAGCTGCGCGACGACGGCCGCGGTGTCGAATAACAATGCCATTGTTAGGGCAATGTTATACGCTACGTTGGCGCGCAAGAACTGGCCGTCCGGCGGCACGATGAACTCGACTCCAACGCTGACACTGCCGATAGCCGCGAGCGTCAAGGCGCTGGAGGCGGCAAGCGTGACCGCGAGCGAAACGGCTCCAGAAGCATCGAGTCTTACGGCCGGGAATGTCGCGTCGAACTCTGCTCCGAACGAGAAGGCGGCCGCGTATCCGAACGCCGCGGCTTGCTCCAGCTCGACGCCGGCAGCGAAGGCAACCGGCATGTTCGCCATTCCCGCGATGCCCGATGTGATGCTGACTCCCGCGTCGAGCGACGGGAAGGTCGCGAGCTGCGTCGCGTAGACGAGCGCGAGCGACACTCCGGCGGTGATGGCTCCGGTTGCTGCGAGCTGCGCGGCGAAGGTGGCGTCGAGCGTCGTGCCGAACGATAAGGACTCATGGAACGGCTGCGATGCGTGGTAGACGAGGTCGAACACGGCTCCGGCCGTGATCGCGTCGACGGCCGCGAGCTGCGTCGCCAACGACAGAGAGTAACTGCTTGCGATGGTGAACGGGAGAGCGTGTCCCACGATGGCGGACAGAGAAGTCGCGACGGTTGCCGCGATGGTGAGTTCGCCTGGGAAGTTGACTCCGTCGATGCGCGGCAACGGCTCGATGACGACGCCGGCGCTGAAGGCTTCGACGGCCGCAAGCTGCGTGACCTGTGCCGGCGAGAACGTCGAAGCGATCGAGAAGGCATCGACGGCCGCGAGCTGCGTCGGAACGGAGAGGCTAAGGGTGGAGCCGACGGAGAAGGACTCCGGGTAGTCGGCGTTGGAAGAGAAGAGCTGGCCGGACGGCTCGCCGCTCCCCCAATAGAGCATGGCTCCGTTGTTGGATTTCCCGCGCTGCGGTTCGCCGTTGCCCCAGTATTGAATCATCGCTACGCCCAGTCATCGACATTGATCGCCCCTGCGGTGCCGTCGCAATCGACATAGAACTCAAGGATACCGTCGTCAGTGAGCGTCCCGGTGGTGTAGGTCAGCGTCTCCCACGTCGAGAGCCCGACGGTCATCGTGTCACACACAATGTCGGCGGTTCCGATTCCGATAGCCGCGTTCGCCTTCAGGATCAAGCGCGGCTGGTTGCCGTTGTACGATGCGTTCTTCCGAACGGCCACTTCGATTGTGACGGTGCCGCCATCGTTTCCGGGCTTCCTGAAGACGGACGATTGCAGCTTGCCCGACGCGCTGTTCGGCGTGAGCTTCTGAGATGGTGCCGCGGTCTGGTAGACGGCCGCGTCAATCTGCCCCACGCCGTACCGGACGTAGTGCCGATGATCGTCCTCGGTCGCGTTGTGCTTCTGCGAGGTCAGCTTGCTTTCGTCATTGAGCGGCGTCGTGGTGAGGAATCCGCTTTGAAGAAACGTCGACGATGCAAGCGTCACGTTGTCGAGCGCGATCAGGACGACGGCAAGCGTATTGTTGCCGCCAGTGTCATAGCCGAAGTCTGCCGTCGAGTGTCCCGAGAGGATGCCCGACGACACGCCGAAGGTAGTATTGCGGAAGGTCACGCGCGCGTAGGAGAACGTCGCCGCTCCGCCAAAGGTTGCGCCGAGCGGAGCCGTGCGGACTGAGGTGTTCGCGATATAGCCGTCGAGAACAGTCATGACGGCGAACGGCCCTACGAAGCTCAGATTTCCGCCATTGCCGCCGAGGTTCCCGAAGAGTGCCGGCGTCTTCAGCACAACATTGAGCGCCGATCCAGCGAACGTCACTCCTTGCCGGCCGTTGAAGTAGCATCTGAGGTTCGCGAGCGTGCCCGAGTACGTCGAGCCGGTGGTCCCGATGGTGATGCCGATAGAAGCGTTGTTGTGCGACACGTTGCCGCCGTGGTTCGTTTCGTCGAGGGTGAACGAGCCGGCATCGGAGAAGGCAATAGCGACGACATCCTGAGTAGCTCCGCTGCAAACATTGTTCTTGATGATGCCGCCGCAATCGACAAACACGAAGCGGCCCAACGCATCATGCGCCCCGTTCACGCCAACGCTCAGACAAGAGCTAACCTCCCAGTCCGTGCCGGTGGTCGCCGCCGCGAGGTTGATGATTTCGCGATTGCAGTTGTATTGGATGCCGCGCCGAATGTAGAACTTGTCGGAGGCAGAGCCGGAGATTCGCACGCACTCGGACACGTTGTTTCCGAGGTCGACGACTACCCAGTCCTCAAGGTTCAAGCCCGCGGAAACCGCTGTCGTCTGCACGTCCATACAACGCTTGTTGGTGGTTCCGGTGCCGCAATGTGTAATCTTGTAGTGCCGCATCGTCCCGCCGGCGGAGGGTCCGAAGTAGAGGTACCCGCGGAGCGAGCTGCTCGCGCCCGTGAAGAGCACGTTCCTGGTGAGGTTGCCGACTTCCGCGGCGCGCGGCGAGGTCCCGCTGTGGGCATAGGTCAAGCCCGCGGTCAGCGTCGGCGTCGCGGCGCTATTGATGGTCTTCTTCTCGCCTTCGGTCGTATTGTTCCCGGTTGGCGCGAAGCATAGCTCGTCAGAGTCCGCCCATCCGGTCTTGTCTGCAACCGATATGGTTGTCGCCGCGGCCGCTGCGTCCGCCGTGAGCGTCGTCCAAGCGGTCTTCGGAGCGCCGAAGATACCGAGCGTCCCGACGCACTCAAGCCCGCTGTCGACGTTCGCCACGCAATCGAACGTGACGGTCAGCGACGACGAGGCCGGAAGCTCCGAGCCGTTCGAGCCGCAATTGAACGTGCCACTTCCCGAGATGAGCAACACGCCCTTGATCTTCAGAGCATAAGCCGTGCTCGCGGTGGTTCCGCAAGACAGAACTCCGTAGCCGCTGATGACCATGCCCTGAGGCGGGCCGCCGGACACGGTCGGGCCGAAGCTCGTCGTCGCCGTGTTGTCGAGCGTGATCGTGACATCGGTTCTGGAGCCGGCAGAGAGGAGCTGCGCGCAAACAATCAAGTGATCGCCCGCGGCCGGCGCGCCGGTCGTCGTCAAGCGAACCTTCTTGCTGATGTTGTTGGTTCCCGAGGTCGAGCGGTAGAGCGTGACCTGGGAGCCAGTCGTCGAGCAGACGACACGCACGACGTAGGAGTCGGTGCCGTTCGGCGTGGTGGTCGATCCGAACTTGAAGAAGACCCATTCCGGTTTGCTGCCGGCGACGGAAGGAAGGTCGCTCACGTTGACCGTGACCGAAAGCACATCGGTAGCCGTCGTCGAGTTGCGGAGGGTGACTGTGAACGTGCCGGAAGGACTCGCGGCGCGCGCCGACATCTTCAGCGCGATACCGTCAATGGCGGTTGCTCCTGGCGTGAAGACCGGGCTGTCGATATTCGACGTGCTGATAGCAACAGTCCCGGCTTCCGAGTCGATCTCGCCGGGACTGCCGACGACTCCCCACGAGCCGGCGGCAGTGAAATTGCCTGTCGCTGCCGAGATGAGGCTCGCCATTTATGCGGGCCTCCTCTTAGGCGCTTGCTGCTGTGACCGTGACCGTGACGGTAATCGTGTCGTTGTCGACGACGGCGCGCGCCGCGCTGAAGGCTGCTTCGCCAAAGAGCACGCCGGAGGTTCCGTCCTTGGTGCTGTCGGAGATGATGAAGCCGCCGTACACGGTCTTGGTCGCGTTGATCGTGAAGACGGCCTTTGAAGCGGTGTTGTCAATGGAGCCGCTCGCCGCGGTTCCGAGCGTGAGCGTCTGGCGAACGGATTCGTCGTACTCGCTCAATTCCGCCCAGTCGTTCGTGGTCGGAGCGTTCGGAGCCGCCGCGGTGATCTTCGCCGCGGTGTCGGTCGCTGCGAGCGCGCCGAAGCCGCTATTGTCGATCAGGCCGACGTACCACGTGGCCGTGTAGCTGGAGCCTTTGAGGTACTTCGTCAAGACATCGTTCAAGCCGGCCGTCGGAACGAGGTTGTGAATCTCCTCGGTCCATTTCAAGTTGCCGTTCTTGTCGCGGCACTCGAACTTGTAGACGTTCTCGAACTGGACGCCGGGGTTCGCCTGGGTGATGTTTCCTAGCATGTTAGCTCCTCAAAGAAGGCATTGGGTCTTTGGAGACGACGACAATCACGTCGACGGCGTCCGCTTGATTCACAGCCGCGCCCGCGGTACCACTGCGAACCTTGATCCACGGCACGCCGCGAATCGGAGTCTTGAGCCAGATATGGCGAGACGCGCCGGCCTGAACGGTGACTTCGGTATCGCCCGTCTCGTCGTGCAGGTTGTAGAACGTCTCGCCGTCGATGCTGGCTTGGAGCGTAATGTCTGCCGCGTCCCATCCCGACGGAAGCACGAAGCCGACCACTTGGCCGTGACCGACAAACGTCTTGCCGGACAGCGAGGCGCTGGCCGCAATCGTTACTGTGTTCGTCGTGACTGGAAACGCCATAACCTTAGCTCGCTTTCTGGCCGCTCTGAACTTCAGCGTCCATCGTTACATCGGTCTTCACGATCTGCGGACCCATCCCCTGTCCCGGCATCTGCGAAGGAACATCGCCGGTGTTCGGAGCCTTCCCGTCAAACACGTGGAGAATGTGCGTTGCGTCTTGGATCGCACCCGATAGGGTGTGAACCATCGTCGTGTGTTGTTGGGCCGCCTGCGAATGCTTCGCTTGCTCGGCCCTTAGATTTGCGATCCTCTTTTCGAGGAACTCTCGGGTGATAGACATGGGTTCATCCTACCACTGAGAGCGACTAGGCGGCAGCCTCGACCGCGGCGAGAGTGCCGTCGGAGGACTGCTGGAATCCAGTCCATGCGGTCGCCGAGACACAGGTCATGTGAACGACGACGTTCGCGCCGATGGCGCTTTCCGCGGAGGCTCCCGCGCCGCCATTGATGCTCACGGTCGCCGGCGCGGAGCTGCGAAGCTCGAAGCCTGTCGCGCCGACGAAGATCGTCACCTTGCGGCCGGGGGTCGGGGTCGGCAGAACAATGATCTTGTTCGCGTCGTCCGAGGTCACGGTCACGTGCGAAGTGTTGTCGGCGATGGTGCCGGTTCCGGTGCCGTCCGCGGTCGCAGTGCGAGCCACGGCCGCTGCTTGGACTCCCACGCTCGCGACGAGTGCGCCGGTGAGCGTGAAGGTCCCCGTCATGGCGACGGAGCCGCTAATCGTCACGCCACCCGATAGCGTGATGTCGTCGGCTCCGCCGCCGTCGGCAACGATTTGAAGTTTGCCGGCCGCCGGGGAGTTGATGTAGATGCCAGTCGAACGGAAGATGAACTTCTTGTCCGTCGCCTGGGTCACGTTGTCGTCGAGGGTCACGGTTCCGCTGAGAGTGATGTCGTCAGCGCCCGCGCCGTCGGCAGAGATGGTGAGCTTGCCGTCCGCGCCCGAGTTGATGAAGATGCCGGTATCGCGGAACTGAATCTTGACGTTGGTCGCCATCGTGACGGCCGCGGCAAGGGCGACTGCCCCAGTGACCGCGAGCGTGCTCGTGATGGTGACGCCGCCCTCAAGGGTGATGTCGTCGGCTCCCGCGCCGTCGGCAGAGATGGTGATTTTGCCGTCCGCGGCCGAGTGGATGTAGATGCCGGTATCGCGGAACTGCCACTTGTAGGCAGCGGTGATGAGCTGGTCGGCGGTGAAGCTCTCGGGCGTGATCGCGCCGGTTACTTCGCCGGCAGAATTGACAATCGTAACGCTCGAACCGTCGAGCAGTTTCACGGAAAGGGGAGCGCGGAAGTGGGAGCCGGGCATGTTGTTTTTCTCCTCAAGGCTCGAAGCCTTGTTACGGCTGATTAGGCCAGAGTCAAAGGGTTAAAGGTCGAGGGCCGCCGGTGAAGGCGGCCCCTGGCTGATTGCGTTTAGGTGCCCTGGTTGCCAACTACGCCAATGTAGTTGTTCCAGCCGTGGCTCTTCTTGTACCGCATGCCGATGACGCCGACTTCCGTCTCGTCGTCGGTCCACGACTTCGTGTAAGGCTTCTTGCGGTCGAACCACACGAGGCCGGTTTCGTCCGGGCGTGCGGTGAGGAACCACGAGTTCGGCGCGGTGAGGTAGCGGTAGACGAAGAGTTCGGGCATGCCGTCCTCTGCGCCGTTGAGCGGGTTCACCGAGCGGTCGGCCGTGGTGGGGTCGTCCTTCGAGCGAGTCAGCGCCGTACCGATGAACCGATTCGTCGGATGACAAATCAGGTTCGCCGGCGCAACGTGGATGAGTTCGCCCGACGGCCGCTTCTGCATCTCGAACGCGATGAGCGCGAGCTGCAAGCTGTACATGTCGAGGTCGGCGCTCGCCATGAGGTTGCTCTGCACGCCGCCGATCTTGTACAGCGGGTGCGACGCGCTGCAAAGGGCGACACCGTCCGGGCCGGTGTAGGAGCCGCTGAACGCATTGTTCAGCGTGGAGCTTGCGTCAATCTCGCGCGTTTCGGCGCAAGACCAACCGAGGTCCTGGTGCATGTTGTTGATGAGTTGCCACTCGTCGTCTTCGACAACGTCGATGGTCGTCGGAACCGCCAAGCCGTACCGCGTGTGCTTGAAGGTCGACTTGAAGCCCTGCACGGGCTGGTCGTAACCGATCTTCCCGCCCTGGCTGATGGCGCGGAATCGGCCAACGCCCGAAACCTGCGAGAACTGCTCGATGCTCTTGCTCGACGGGTTGACGTTGAAGATGCGCGTGAACTGCGGAGGCCGCTTCTTGTAGCCGCGGTCGATGACTGCCCGAAGGCCGGGAAGTAGAGTCTCCCCGTAGAAGTCGCTGTAATTGCCGGTGACTTGCATGGTGTGTGTTGTCTCCTTTTCGTCGTCTCTCTTGTGGATAGCCGGCGACTAGGTCGCGGTCACTCCGGGGTTCAGCAAGTGCTTGTTGATGAGCACCTCGAATCGAGCCCACGCGCCGAACGCATTCGACGGGTCGGGAACGAGCTTCAACAGCTTCACGTCGAGCGAACTCGTCGTGTTGATCGAAGTACCCGACAGCTCGACGCCGGACACGTCGCGAGTCGGGGAGCCGCCCGCTCCGGTGGTGAGGTTGCCGAGGTAGCCGATCTTGGCTTGAACCGCGTTCGCCGCGCCGGAGTTGTCTTCCTGCACGTCGAACAGCGCGTCGGGCTGGTCGTAGACCTCGAAGTCGTCAGCGAGAACACTCGCGAGGGAATGCTGCGCGGCGACGCCGAGCAGGTTCGTGGTTCCCGGAGTGATGCCGCTCGCGGGACCGTTCAGATAGCCGGCCAACCGGGTAACGGGGTCCCACTTGAAAATTGCGTATGCGTAGCTGGCCTGCTTGATGTACCGGCTCAGGGTCGATGCTCCGCCCTTGAAGTTCCGGTTCAGCGGCATGAGGCCATGCGGATTGTCGATGTTCGCCATGCTGGTAACGCCTCCAAAACAAGAATTGCCTTGCTTCGAGACGTTGCCGGCATCAGGCTATCCGGCGGAAGTTCAGTTGGAAGCGGGGAGCTTCACGGCCGAGCGGAACTTCCTTGCTGCTCAGTTGCGAGACTACACCGAAACGAAACGGTGTGTCAAGCGCCAATAAAAAAGCGGCCGCCTGGGAAGTCCCGGACGGCCGCAAGTTGGAGTGCAAGAGTCTACAGGTCTGCGGCCATTTCGTGAGGCACGAGCGATTCAAGTTCGCGGTCGGCTGCGTCGCCGTCGTCGACCTCGATGTTGCCCGTGAGCAACGAACCGTCGACGCGCTTCTTGCGCGCGAGGTCCTTCATGCCGGCGTCGGTGAGAATGCGCTCGGTCTGCTCCGTGACCTTCTCGACCGTTTGCCGCTGCTTCTCGTCGGCCATGTTTTGATAGAAGGCTTCGGCCTGCTTGAAGTGCTCCTCGGGAACCATCGCGAGGAACATGCCGTTTTGCTGGACGCGCTTCTTCGTCCCCGGCTTCTCGGGATCGTCGATCATGACCGGAGTGAACTCCAGCACGCCGCGCACGAGGCCGGCCTCTTCCGCCTTCTTCGCGCCGATCCAGAGGCCGCGCATTCCCGGAGGAAGATGCTTGTCCATCGCGATCTTGAGCGGGTCGGAGCCGAGCACGAGGTTGTTCGTCTTCAGTCCGTCCTTGAACGTGTCGAGCCGCTTGTCGTCGGCGTCGCGCAACACAGTGACAACCGGCTTCGGGCCGGCCGCCTTCTGCCGTTCCTCGTAGGCTTGGTCGGTCAAGTGGTAGTTCATGTTCGGCCACAGCTCTTGCGGGATCGGCTGGCCGTTGATGGTGAACAGGCTCCAGTCATACGCCGGAGGCTGCGGGTCTGCGTGTGGCTTCGACTCGGGAATGACCGGGCTCTCTCGAAGCGCCTTCGTTCCTCCGCCGACTTGAGTCTTCGACATGGTTTATCGTCCTCCCCTTCGACCGGGACGCCCGCCGCCCACGTGCGCGGACAATTCCTTCGGTGACACTCTCAACATCTTCGCAACGTGGAGCTGGTCTTCGTTCGGGCCGCGCTCCTCGTCGTTGCCGTCGCTGCGATCCACGGGCGGACGCTGTGCGTCCACGCGATCACGACGCGAGGGCCGCTCGGTGCGTTCGCCGCGAGGTTCCTCGGCTTGCCGTGGACCTTCGCGCGTACCGCGCTTGATGCCAAGCTCGGCGGCCGCCTGCCGCGCTGCGGTGAGCAACAGCGACTTCGAGCCCTTGAGCTGCGGGTCCAGCTCGACGGCTTCGCGGTAGATTTCTCCCGAGCGAGTGAACAGTCGCGAGACGGGAGCTTTGCCGGCCGCGACGCGGTTCGAGTCTTGAATGATGTCCGGGAACTCTTCGGACAGCAAGCGCTCGTAGCGTTCGTCGGCGCGCTCGGCTCCGACGCGACGGACTCCGCGCTCTTCAGCGGCGCGTACTTCCCGGTGGAGCTGCTCGGCAGTCACGAAGCCGAGCTTCGCGAGCGCCTTCGGTCCATCGGTCGTCAACATTTCGAGCATCTGCTCGGGAGTCAGCTTCTCGCGAAGAGCGGCCGCTTCCTTCGCCTCGGGCGATAGCTCGTCATCGTCGCCAACGCGAGCGCCAAGCTCCTCTTCTTCGTCGGTCGCTCCGCGTCCACGGTTCGCCCAGTAGTCGGCGTCGCGGCGCGCGCGTTCCTTCTCCGTCCTCTCGTTCGCGACTTGCGCTTCCAGCTCTGCGATGCGCTTCTGTTCCGGCGTTTGCTCCGGTTCGTCTCGCGTGTCGTCCGTCTCGTCGTTGTCGTGTTCGTGCGGAAGGCCGCCGTCGATGACTGCGGGACCTCCGGCGTCTGATTCGCCCGCGGGTGCGAACAGCCGCGGGAGGTAGTCAAAGAATCGCATCGGGTGATTTCTCCTTAGAGTTTTGCTTCCTTGTATCCGAACTCGGTTCGTGCATACAAGTCTTTCCGCTGCTGAACGTATACCGCATCACACGCCATGCAGAGAACTTGGTAGATGCCGTCCTTGTAGTGGACGGCGAGACGGTCGTCGCCGCGCGCTGCGAGCGCCTGCGTCGTCGTCAAACACGATTGGCAGTAAGGCGGAGGCTCGAACTCCAGCATGTTCTTCATATGCTTGTGCTGGCAGGCTTCGCACATCTTCACCGATTCGCCGATGGTGCGGAGCTGCGATTCGGGGAACCACTTCGAGCAGTAGAAGCATTGCACCGAAATGATGATCGGCGAGGCCATTCTCTGCTGGTCAATCGGCTGCATCACTGCTCCATGAACTGCGAAGCGAGACGGCCTGGGAGCGACTCGCGGTTCTTCTTGCGGCGCTCTTCGATCTTGGCCTTGCCGTAGTTCTTCACGCCCGCGCCGACCTTCTGCATGGCGTTCTTCTTGGCCTCGGCCGCCATGTCGATACCAGCCGGTGTCGTGACCTTCGGAGCTGCCTCCGTCGCGCCTGCTGCCTTCTTCAAAGGCCCTTTGCCGAATACGAAGTCCAATAGTCCAGCCATACTCGTTAGTCCTCCCGAACCTTTTCAATTTCCGGCCAGTGCCACGTCCCCGGAGTCATGTCACCACTGCCCTGCAACGTCTCCCGCATCGCGATAGGAAGATTGGGCAGACTGAGCGCGTACTCCGGGTCGCGAAATACGCACGCATTAACCGCTCCGTCCCCGTGAACCTTTGTCACGATAGCCGGAACGCAAGAGCCGTCTAAAGCTCGAACGTGAATAATCTTTCCGATGGATGGCTTCATGGTTACGCCTTCATCATCATCGCGCCGACTTTCGCCGCGAACGGTGCCGGTGCCGACTTCTTCTTCTTCGACTTCGCCTTGATCGCTTTGACCTGCTTCGCCGACTTCTTCTTCAGTGGGAACATGCTCACTCCTCACTCTCTCGACGCGCGGCCTCTCCGCGCTTCGCTTCAGTCAGAAGAATATCAGGAATCGCGGCCACGGCGCGCAAGGTGCGGATCTTGGCGCGCGTCGCGGTCGTCGTTACATGGTCCTGGTCTTGCTCCAGCTCGCGCAATGCGGTTTCGAGCATGTGAGCGATGCGAAGCCGGTAGAGATGCCAGCCTCGCATGGCGGTGAGAGCGTTGATAGCCTCAACGTCTACTTGGTCAAGCTCGCGCTTTCCCTTCATTGCTGCACGAGGCCCTGGTCAGCGGGTCCGACCGGCGCTTCAGGTCCCGGAGCTGCCGGAACCGGCGGAGCTGCGGGGTTCAGTCCGTCGCCCATCGGCGAGGGCTGCATCATTCCGCCGGGTCCTCCCGGCGGTAGCACGCCTTGAGCCTGCATCTGCTGAATCGCGAGCGCCGCGACCTTCTGCAATAGCATCTTCTGGCGCTTCTGGCGTTCGTGCATCATGATGTGCTCGACGACTCCGGCTTCCATCGCTCTATCGCGACGTTCCGGCGTTTGATCCATGCACGCTTGCAGCCGTCGCCGGTGGTCGATCAAGTGAACGTCGTCCTCGTCCATCGGGTTGACTTCGACTTCGTCGCCCTTCAGCATGAGCGCCCATTCCTGCTTCGGAGTCTTCGGAACCTCCGGGCTCGGCGGCTCGGGAATGATGTCCTTGAAGTCCATCTCCCCGTAGGCTTCCCAAATGCGATTGAGCAGAGTCCACAGCGCGCGCGGGTTCGTCTGCACGATGGGATTCTGCATGCTCAGGCCGTAAATCTGGATCAGCGCTTGCTTCTTCGCTTCGCGGCTCCAGAACGACGTGGCAAACTTCACGCTGAAGCTGAACGGGTGATTCCGCTCCTCGGCGGTCATCTTCCCGAAGCCGTGATTCACGTCGAACGGCGCGTCGTCGCCGGTGACTTGGAAGAATACCTCGGGCGGAGCGTACTCGCGGTCGAGCTGCCACACGTAATTGATGGCCTTGCCGATGTCTTCGCGCAACATGTTCATGTCGAGCGATACGCGCGTGTTTCCTTCCTGAATGAGCATCGCCTGACCGCTCGCGGTCTGCGGTGCGTTCGGTCTGTCGCTCACTCTGCCGAGTGTTTGGTCGCTCACGCCCGTTACCAGCTCCGCGAGGGCCTTCAAGACCTGCTGCATGAACTGGGGATATTCGAGGTTCGCCTTCATCTCGATAGCGCGCACGCCTTCCGGGTCTTCCGAAGGGATCGCCTGCCCTGGTTTGTACTCGAAGGTGTCGGGATCGAAGCCGCTCGACGGCTTGAAGAACAAAATCGGGCCGATAGAGAGCATGCCAGCCTTGCGGAACACAGCATAATTGACGCTCGCTTCGTTCTGGAGGTCCTCGACAAGCTCGCCGAGCCCTGGCGACCAATACGAGCCGTCTTTCACGCTCGACAAGCTCAGAATCGGGTCACGCTTCCGCATGCGCGGGTACTTGGCGCGCAAGTCTTCGATACCGATGATGAGCTGAACGTCGGGAAGGTACGTTACAACGACTTCGCGCTCGTAATCTTCCCGCCGGTCGAGGTTCGTCTTGCTTCCATCGGCTTTACCCTTCAGGAAACGCCACTTTCCGTACCATCTCCAGCGCTCCAAGCTGTCGCGATTGCCCATCAAAGACGCATGTTGCACGCCTTCGGCCTCGTCGCGGTCGTTCTGCTCCTGGTCCCACAGGTAGTCACGCTCTTGTCGTTCGTTGGCGCTCGCTGTGATCTTGTTCCAGTTGTCTTTGACGCCATAGGCGCGGCCTCGGCGCTCTTCGACGAGCAGTTGCTCAGGCGTGACGCGGTCGCGGCGGCATTTCCACTCGAAGTCTTCGTCGTCAACAACGCTATCTTGCGCGGGAACGATCAATTGCGAGGGCCACAGCGGGCGGATTCGCGGGCCGTCATAGACCAAACACTCGTAATCGACGGTTCCGTCTTTGTTGTCGATGTATTCGAGGGCCATGTCGCCAGCTCGGTTCTCTTCGAGCTGCTCCATGTCTACTTCGTCGATGTTTCCGCGCTCCCAGTACGTCTCCATCTCGTAGATGATTTCGGCGTGAGCCCGTCCGAAGATCAGCGCGCGGAAAACCCACGTCGATAGTGCAATCGTGGCTTCCATGTAGTCGAAGAATCGCCACGTCATGTACGCGCCGACCTTCTTCGCCTTGCCTTGTTCGATCGGTCCAGAGGGTCGCGCGATGATTTCTTTGTCGTCGCCGAGTAGGGCCTGCATCACGCGCGCCCATTGTCCGAAGACGATCCACTTCAGCATTGGATATTGGAACGGCGCGCCGTCTTTGCGGTTGCCCTTGGTCTGAATCAGGCCGCGCCACATGCGATAGTAACGGCGGAACCGCTCGCATTTCGTCTCGTGGTTGTCCTTCGCGGCTCTGACCTGCTCGTCGATGTGACCCTGCAACCGGCGGCGCTCGATGTCGCTTACGATGATCTGCTTCGTTACTTGCTGGCCCATGCCCGCAATGATAACTCAGTCCTCACACAGTCGAGCAGGGGACATGGCGAACAGCTTCGCGCGGCCTTTGCCGTTCTTCCAGTCGAGATACTCGCGCGCGAGCTGCTCGGCATCGGCTCCCATGAACGCAACGACGCGGATACTCCCGTCGGGCTGTATCTGCTCGACGTTCCAACATTGGGCCAAGAGCTTATGCTCGATCAGCTCCCACGGGCGGGCCTTAGTCGTCGTCTTCGTCGTCGCCATTGCGGGCCTTGCGTGCCTTCTCGCCATACATCACGACGCGAGTACCGCCGATCTCGCCGAGCGTTGGCGGTCGCCTCGGCGCGCGTCGCCTCGCCAGCTCTGCAAGCCCTAAGGCTATGACGGTGTCGTCGTGGTGGTTGTCCATGTGCTCGCGCTTCCCGTCCGGCTTCACTACGAACGTCTGACATTCGCTTCTGACTACTGCCGAGTGAATGGTAATCGTCATCTGTCGGATAGCGTCATCGGCTGCATTGATGAGCCAGTCCCGCGTGAGGGCCGTCGTATAGAAGCCGAGCTTCTCCGGCTGGTCCGGGTTGCGGTCGCTCGGGTCGCGTTCCCTCTGATAGAACAGCTCCAACGGGTAGCCCGTCCTCAAGAGCGCGTCAATGAATCCGGTGTCGTTCGCTTCCGGGTTCATGTAGGCGTAGTTGTAGTAGATGCCGAGCAACGCGAGATACTCGGCAAAGGCTCCCGGCCTCAGGCGCGCGCGAAGCATTGCGACCTGCTCGCCGGTCCCCTGGTCCGCCACGAATCCAACCGCATAGTCTGGATTCCTGCCGAGCTTCGTCTCGCTCACGTCGCGACCGTGCGACGGATCGGCGCCGATCACATAGCGGCGGCCTTGTTGCGGCTTCTGCCACACGCTTAAGGCTCCGTGCGGGTTCGGTACCCAAGTCAACCGGCGGCGCGTCTGCTCCTCGAAGAGTCTAAGGTCGCCGTTCATCGGCTCAATGATCGGGTGACGGCTCAACGCTTCGAGGTCTAGCGCGGGCCTGCCGGAGCTGATAAAGGCTTCCTCGGCTGTCGTCGGGTATTCCTGGTGAAACAGCTCGACCTTGCCCCGGCACTCTGTCGCAATCGTCACACGTCGCCACTGGAGCTGCTCCAACGTGGCGTTGTGCATCTCCATAAGGCGGCGCTCTTCAGGATCTAGCGTCGCTTGCAGGGCTGCCGGATCAGGAACCGGCATGCGGTAGGCTTCATGCTCCAGCCATCCGAAGAACAACGGTACAAACAGCGTGTCTGATTGCGGGTCGTTCGCCTGCTGCCAGAGGTCATAGAACTCGCCTCCGACACCGTTCGCCGTCGAGAGGACAAGGACCATAGTCCCCGGCTCCTTCGGAACCATGTTCATAGCGCCCGTGAGCGTCATCTCAGCGTTACGCCAGAATGCGACCTCGTCGAACACTGCGACCTGTCGCCCGCCTCCGCGAAGCTCTCCAGACTCGGCGCTCAATACTTCGATGGTGGAACCGTTGTCCCACTTCATTTCCATCTCGGTATCTTTGATGAGCTGCGGAAGGATGATCTGCGCGCCGTGTCTCTCTAAGGGCGTGTAGCTCTGCTGAAATTGCTTCAGGTAGTCGAACGCCTCAAGGCCAGCGGGCCGGTACGTGTTGGCGATGACAACGCCTCGTCTACCGGGCCACTGTGGAACCTCTCGAAACGCCTCCGCGCATGCTCCCGTTGTGAACCAAGAGCGGCGCGTCTTTAGGACGATGATCCTTACGGGCCGCTTGGCGGCCTTCTGTCGTGCAATCTCTTCGGATAGCTTACGCTGTCCTGCTCCAAGCTCTAGCGGAACCTTTGAGCCTCCAAGGTCGCGGATCTTCAGACACTCTCGGCAGTACGTCGGATGATCTTCAAACGCGAATTGTAGCTCGGCGGCCTGCGGGCCTGGGAGTTGAGACGGCAGTATCATTGCTGACTCTGCGGTAGTCGCTTCGTTGTGTCGCGCGGCGCGAGCGCGGCGGCCTTCGCTTCTGGATACATGGCGCGCAACGCTTCGGACCTGCTAAGGAACTCGGCGAGCGTCTCGCCTGGGGGCGCTTTCAGCTCTCCGTCAATGGTCGCGTGCGATAGGCGCGGCTGCTGGTATTGGTTCAGGTCGCTGTAAATCTTCGCACTCAGTCCGATGGAAACGGGCTCCAGCTTCGAGCCTTGGCAGTGCGTACACGTGACCGTTATCTGCTCGGTTGCTGGCGCGTCTTCCGGGTCAGTCTTGCGCGGCTTGCGGGCAACTATGAGCGTTGCGTCTCCCTTCCCTTTGCATCGGGTACAGGGCACCTTGCCAAGCGCGATCTTCACTTGATTCTCAAACGTGTTGACGCCTAAAGACTCCATCAGCTCGCGCACGTAGCCCACGCCTGGGCGCGGCTTGTTGATGGTGCCTTTCTTCCTGCCGCCGGTCTTCGGGTACCCCGGCGGGCGTCCTAGTGTCGCCATGCTTCCCGCCTATGCTGCCACTTTGAAGCGCGGCGCGAGCGCGACCTTCCAAGTAACTTTGCCGCGTTTGTTGCGCTGCTCTTTGAATAGCGTCCGGTGTCCGTACATGTCACACGTGAACAGCGCGAAACCCTTCGCCGAGGGCAAAGGCTCCCCGGTCCCGTGGCGCGCGCGTCCGCACTTTGAGCAATGGGCCGTCATGTGGGAATGCTACCAGATTTCTAGGAATAGAAATAGCGCGCTGATTTCGCGGAAAAAACCGGGCCGCTCGCGCGGCTCCCGGCGGTGGTGCGGTGGTGGGGAGTGTTCCACGTGGAACACATGAGCGGGGGAAGCTCAAATTGTCCACGCAAGTTGTTAAAAAAAAAGAACGCCGACACAATCCGGGGACGGTGTCGGCGTAGGTGGTGGCCTCTGTAGTGGTGTAGTAGGCGAGGGCGTTCGGCTGGCGAGCCGTAAGCGCTACTGAGGCGGGCCGCTGGCGGCCTCGTTCCGTGGGCGTTCGAGCTGCGCGTCGAGGGTATCGTCGGGCAGTCCGTCGAGGGTCGCGGCGTCGGCGTTGCGGTAGTCGGCGGCCAGCTCCAGAGCGTCGGCGGCCTGCCGCTGGAATTGCTCGGCCATGCGGCGGAAGGTGGCGCGCGTCGCGGGCATCGCGTCGGTTGCCTGCTGGCTGCATTCCTCGGCGTACCTCAGATACAGCTCGGCGGCCATGTCGAGCGCGGCGGCGACGGCCTCGCGGTTGCTCTCGGTGAGCGTCTTAGAACGGGACATCGGGGTTATCCTCCAGTTTCAATTGATCGTCAAACAACGGGCCGGAAACACTGCCACAATGCCGGCGGCCGTGGGTTATTTCCAGCGTTAAGGCTTGCGCCTGGGCGCGGTCGTATCCGGCGAGCGTCTCCCCGGCGCGCTCGAATGCGTCGGGGAATAGCTCGGCGGTTATGTGGCGCGTCTCACTCAACGGGCGGCGGGCGCGGCTCATGCTGTCGCCTCTCTTTTCTCTTTGAGCATGGCGGCGTGTTGTGCCTCGTCGCATGCGTAGTGAACCGCGAAGCTAGTATCTTCCAGATTCACAAGGGCGGCGCTCTCGCTGCTGGCGTCAACCTTGCCGAGATAGTCCATACTTTGCGCGGTGATTCTCCAGACGTGGTATGTGTTGGCGCTCATGCTTGGGCCTTCTTTCGTCGGCGTTCGATGGCGGCCTCGATTGCCTCGGCGGTGAGCCGGTCGGCGATGCTGGCGGCGGGCGGGGCCTGGGCTGCGTCCACTGCGTTGCGTAGGTCGCGAAGCCATGCGGCGATGATCGGCGCGTGTTGTGGTGTCATCGTGCGGGCTCCCGGAAGGTGTAATCGTTCGGCACGCCGACGGCGTCGAGCAGGTCGGAAAGCTCCGAGCCGGTCAGCATCCCCCCGCAAACGTCATCAGCGGCGCGGTACAACGTGCGGCGGCCTCGGCGCGCGCGTACTATGATGCTGTCGGGCGTCGTGTCGATGTCCACAACAACGGGCGCGGCTGGTTTCATCAGCTCCAAGAGTAGGCGCTTCGCGAGCCGGTCGCGGCGCTTGCGCTCGGCGATGTCCTCGGGCGTGTAGTCGCTGAACGCTTCGCTTACCGCTTCGAACTCCAGTTGATGCGATTGCAGGGCGTCGGCGAGGAACTCGAACGCGCTCGCGCGCTCTTCGGCGGTCAATGGCTTGCGGCGGCTCATCGCGTCACCCCTGCGAGGTCGCAATCGGCGTAGTGTACGGCCTCCCACGCGCGGCCACTGCATGAGCAAGAGCCGAGCAGGTCGGCGAGCCTAATCGCGATCTGTTCGAGCTGGTCCGCCCATTCTTCGATGTCGAGGTCTTCGGCCTCTTCAGAGTCGCCAAGCTCACCGGCGCGCACGCTGTCGGCCTTCGCGTTGCAACTGTTGATTGCTTCCACCACGTCGGCGCGCGATGCGTTGAAGGCGTCCGCGTCGTGCCGATTGTCGGCGCTGCGTCGCGCTATCGTTGCGCGCGGTATCAGCTCGCAAGCGTAAAACAGGTCCGACCATTCCGAGTCGGTGAACTCTTTAGGGTCAATCAGCACGCTGTCGGGTTCGGCCTTCTTCGACGGGTAGAGTGTGCATTCGGGCGCTTGCAGCACGTAAACGAAGTCGCCGCGACCGTTGAGCCCTCCGCGTACTAGCGGCAAGTCGAGCCAGTCGAGCTTGCGACACAGGCCGAGCGCGGCGGCGTCTGCTAACGCCTCCACGGTCTTGCGCGTGATGGTCGGGTCGTTGTCTTGTACTGAGAACCGCCCGCGAGCGCTCGCGGCCTTCGCCACGTAACGCCCGCCTCGGCTGCTGTTTGCTCCAATGTGGCTAACGATGATGGCCTGCATGTCTAGCGGCCTCCCTTCGTGTGGACTGCGAGCGCGTGCCCGCATTCGTCACAGGTGCCCGCCTGGGCGAACGTGTCGCGCGGGTTGGCGGCGTCGCACGGTTGCGGCGCGGGCTGCATGGGGCGCGCGTCATTCTCCGCGACGCGGTGCGGGTGCGGGTCTTCGATCAGGTGCCCGCTCATGTTGGTAACGATGCGGAGCCCGCCGAGCACGTCAAGCGCTGCGTTCATAAACAAGCGCTGCGCGGTCTTGTTCTCCGGGTAGGCGGCCTCTGCTGCGGGGCGGGCTCCCGTGAACAGGTCGCCGACCTTCAGAGCTTCCGCCCATGCCGTGCCCGCGTGCAACGCTTCGCGGTAGAGTTCAAACTTCGGTTCTGCAATCTGAGCCATAGTAGTAAGCCCTCCTCAGGGCCAGCTCTATTATGCGGGCCGGTCTTGCATGGGGGAATGGGCCGAAAGTACCAATTCACCTTAGAAAAACACTTAGCCCGCTCCGGCGGAGGTCCGGGGCGGGCGTCGTGTTTTGTCGCGCTAGTCCAGCAAGGGCCGCGACTCCCCGAGGAACGCGCGCGCGTGGGTATGGCAACCGGCGCGCGCGCTCGCTGGCTAGTTCGTGGTGCCGCGAATCTCGGCCATGCGTGCGGTAAGCTGCCACAGGGCCTTATTGATGCGGGCGTCCTCGCTGATGCCGTTCACGCCGCGTACAACCTTGCGGCGCGCGGTCGTCGGGTCATACACTCCGCGCGTGCCCTTGCGCGGCGCGATGATGTTTTCTTGGACGGTGTTGAACGTGTTCCAGAGCGTCGGCGCGGCGTCGGCGTTGCGTCGCACTCTGAGCAGGTCGGCGGCGCGCACGGCGGCGGCCTCGGGCGTGTCGTACCGCAACATCAGAGCGGCCTCGGCAAATGCGTTCTGCTCGGGCGCGCTGAGCTGCAACGCTCCGAACGTCTCCACGCTGTCGATAACCTCGGGGAAGTCCTCGACCACTTGGAAGCTGGCATTGATGACGGCGTGGGCGGCGTCGTTCCCGCCTCGGTGCGTGACGTTGATCTGCGACACGTTGCCCGCTGCGACCGTGAGCCCGTTCAGGCATACGAGCCGGAAGAGGCCAGCGTCGAGCTTGTAAGCGCTCGCTCCGTCGTGCGAGTTGGTCAGGATCAGCTCGGGGAAGATTTGCCCCAGGTGCGTGAGTTGCGGCGTGTTCCCGGCGCGCATGTCGCGGAACCGGATCACGTGCTTGGTGAACTCCTGCTTCCCAGGAATCCGCGTCCGTGCCTGCGTCGCCATCACGGGTTGGAAACCCTCGGCGCGCATCGCTTCGACTACATCAATGGTGGGGATGAACGCGTACTTCTCGCTCATCTTCTGCCACGGCTCAACCGCGAAGATAGAAGGCGCGGCGGCGCGTAACATGTCGTTGGTCAGTGGTTCATTTCTGCGTAGCATTTGTTGTAAGCCCTCCTCAGGACCAAGGCCAGAATAAGCGGCGCGCTCGCACGGTGCAAGAGTACCAAAGTACCGATTTCAATAGGGATTCACCTTAGTCTCGCCATCCGGCGCGAAACCGCGCGGTGATCTCATCGACCACGGCGCGCGCGGGCTCCCGAGGGTCGCGGCGGCGCTCGGCGTGGCGCGCGTGCTCGGCCAGCATCGCCCGGAGGTCGGCCATGATGTCGCGCGGGCCGCCGGCCGCCACGAAGAAGGCGGACGACGATTCCGCCGGCAAGAAGGCGGACGGCTCACAAGAAGGCGGACGGCCGTTCACATCTTCGGCATCGGGCCGCTCGGCACGAACTTCTGACACTTCCCGCATTTGCATGTCCATGTATACTTTCCGTCCTTCTCTTCGCACTTGTGCTGCCAGAGATTGCAGCCACAGGTTCGGCAGTTCGCCGGGTTGACCATGCGTTCATCGTGGGCTATGCGGGCTGTCTT